CCTTGGGTCGATGTCGTTGGTCGGGGCGGGGAAGGCGTGGAAGCCGCAACCCTTGATGTAGTCGAACGACGTCACCTCGAGGAGGTTGTTCTTGGCATTGCCGGCCGGGTCGCCGATGAACACGATCGGCAGCCCCAGGTACCGCGGTTGCATAAGCGCCGTGCGGATCTTGGTCTGCATGGCGAGCTGCAGACCCATGTGCCGGCAGATGATTTCCTCCAGCACCAGCAGCCGGCCGCCCATATCGAGCTGACAGATGATGGCGCACGGGTCACGGCCGAAGTCCTGGCCGACGATCAAGGTAGAACCGAACGTGGGGTTGAGGGCGTCGACGACGTGCCAGTTGACCTTGACGGCGTCGCCGCTGTTCGACCCCGCCGGCACCATCATCTGGTGCTCCTTGAAGATCGAGCCAAACACTGCGCGGCCGCTCGGATCGAGGCCGTATTCGGCGTTGACGTAGCGCTCCACGTACGCCTCGGAGTGCATGCTCTTGAGGCGCTCGTAATAGTCGCGGCCGCGGGCGATGCGCGCAGGGTGGTCGACCGGGAGCTTGGTGGTCTCCTGGTTCTGGTTGAGGTAGGGGAGGTTCTCGGCATCGGGGTGAAGGCCACCCGGCTGGCGGAATACGACCCAGCTCGGTGGCGGGTTCTCCATGAGGCCGTGCCAGGCGCTGCCCTCTTCCGGCATGTTGGTGTCCGCCAGAATACCACTCCAGGTGCAGCCGCCGAGCGACGGGCCGGGGTAACGACCGCAGCGGCCGGCGATGTCGGCGACGAGCTCCGCGTCGATCTCAATCGCCTCCGAAAGCCAGGCGCCAGTGAGCTGTGACGACAACAGACGGGAACGGTCCTCAGGATCCTCCAAAGGGAGGAGCAGCCATTCTGACCTTATATCCCCGACTTCAACGTAGATGGTGCTCTCACTTACCCGCCACGTTGCAAAGCCATTGAGCCATTGCAGGACATCCTTGAGTACGGTCATCCTTAATTGGCTCAAGGTCTGACGCAATATGGCGAAGCGGGTATACCTTATGCCATCGGGAGCTGGTTCTTGGGCCGCAGCACGTCTTAGCAATTCGATGATGCAAGCAGTTGTTTTGCCCGAACCGACGGGACCAGCGATCAGCCGAATGAACGCTTCACTGATCATGAAACGCGCACACGTTGCCGGTGCTGTGAACTCGATTCTGTTCACGATGAGACCACCGCCGCCTCGACCGGCTTGGCCATGCCTGCCTTGTCGATGATCACCGGCGGGGCGCCGGCGGCCGAGAGGTTTATGTTCACCACCACCCGCTGATCGTCGCCGCCCTTGCCCGACTTCTCGGGCGTGCCGTCGACCTTGGCCATCTTGGCGAGCATGGCCATGAGGGCGACTTTGCTCGAGAGAGGCTGCGCCTGGTCGTGGAAAAGCCGGTTGGCCTCCTCGAGCCACTGTTCGATCAGTGCCGCGGACTTGGCCGACACGCGGTCGGCGGCGCCTGTGGATGAAGTCCAGATCTGCCGGGCTTCGACATAGAGCCTTTGGAACTGGGGGTGCTTGGCGATCACTTCGCGGAAGTACTCCACGTCGATCGCGTGCTCCTGCAGGATTTGCCTGAGCGGGTAAATATTTCGGGCCGCTTCACTGGCCAGCCGAGCCAGCACGGCATCGCTGTATTTCAGCAAACTAGGCGGTTCGGGCGGGGCGGCCTTGGCCGGCGCGAATGTTGGTGGAAGCGGCGGCACAACCACTTGCTGTTCTCCTCGGGCGCGGATACTATACAAAGCGTACACGATCGAGCCTTTTTTGGCGAGCCCACCGCTAGGGGAAATAGAGTGTAGTGCTACAGCAAGCTCTTCCCGTCCCGTCCAGCCCTCCGATCGCGGCCGGCATTCCGTCGCCTCAGCCGCCGGTGCCCACTGGCGCGCTCCAGGTGATGAGCCTGCCGCAGCTCCAGGCGGCTGAAAAAGCTCAGCAGGACGCCGTTGCGCAGGCCCAGAACGTCACTCCCGAGGAGGAGACGGGGCTCACGGCGCTGGTGCGGCGCGAGTGGGAGATCATGTGGCGGCACCGCAACAGCGCCGCCGGCTGGTCACAGCGGCTGCTCGCAGCGTTGCGGCAGTTCAACGGGCAGTATGACCCGTCAAAGCTGGCCGAAATCAAACGCTTCGGCGGCTCAGAGATCTACGCCCGGCTCACCGCCATCAAGTGCCGCAGCGCGACTTCGCTACTGCGAGATGTGTACCTCACCACCGACCAGCCGTGGGGCCTGCAGGCGCCGGCCGACGTCGAGATCCCGGTCGAGGTGTTTCAGAACATCGTCCGGCTGGTGCAGTCCGAGATCCAGTCGCAGGTGTCGGCGGTCCAGACCGGCGAAGTGCCGGGCGCGCTGCCGCCCACCAAGGACGATGTCCGCGATCGCACCAACGAGCTGATCGAGGCCGCGCGCCAGGCTGCCAAGAAGAAGGCGGCCGATCGTGTCGAGATCGCCGAGGACAAACTCGAAACCCTGCTCCGGGAAGGCGGCTGGTACGACGCGCTCAGCGCCAGCCTCACCGACCTGACCATTTTCCCCTTCTCGTGCATCAAGGGGCCGGTGGTCAAAATGGTCCCGACGGTGAAGTGGTACAACGGCACGCCGTACCAGGACACCGTGCCGAAGCTGTTTTGGATGCGGGTATCGCCGTTCGACCTGTGGTGGACGCCGGGCGCCAGCGACATTGCCGCCGCCAACGTCGTCGAACGGATACGGTTTTCACGGGCGGACCTTAACGATCTCCTCGACTTGCCGGGCTACAACACCGACGCGGTCAAGGAAGTCCTGACGTCGATGCCCCGCGGTTACGTCGACACGCCGGACTCTACCGACGCTTCGCGCGCCGTCATGGAGAGCCGCGAGAACCCGACGTGGAACGAGAGCGGCATGTACGACTGCCTCGAGTTCCACGGCAACGTCCAGGGGCAGGTACTCCTGGACGCCGGCATGGAGAAGCGGCTCGTCCCGGATCCGATGCGCGATTACGCCGTCGAGTTGTGGATGATCGGCAGCCACCTGCTCAAGCTGCAGATGGCGCCGAGCCCGCGCAAGCGGCACCCGTATTTCGTGACGTCGTTCGAGAAGGTGCCGGGGACGCCGGTGGGCAATTCGCTGCCCGATATCCTGGCCGACCTGCAGGACTTCGCCAACGCCACCATGCGCGCGGCGGTCAACAACATGGGCCTGGCCTCCGGCCCGCAGGTGGTGGTCATGGACGATCGCCTCTCCGGCCAGGAGAATGGCGAGGAGCTGTACCCGTGGAAGCGCTGGCACGTCGTCAGCGATCCGTTCGGGGCGAGCTCGAGCGCCCAGGCGCCGGTGTCTTTCTTCCAGCCTGAGAGCCGCATCCAGGAGTTGATGGCCACGTTTGGCCAGATCATGGGGCTGGCTGACGATTGGTCGGCGATCCCGCGGTATATGCAAGGCACGTCGCCCGGCGCCGCCGGCCGCACGGCCTCGGGCCTCGCGATGCTCATGGGCAGTTCGTCCAAGCTCCTCCAAACCGTGTGTGGCAACGTCGACGCCGATCAGATCAAGCCGTCGATCGAGCAGCTCCTCGACATGGTGCTGCTGACGGATACCACGGATCTCCTGGACGGCACGGAGAACGTCGTCGTGAAGGGCGTCGCGGTGGCGCTCCAGCGCGAGACGCAGCGCAGCCGCCAGCTCGAGTTCCTGGCCGCGACGATGAACCCGGTGGACACCCAGATCATGGGGCCGAAGGGGCGCGCCACGGTGCTGCGCTCGGTCGCCAAGACGCTCGGCATGCCCGGCGAAGAGATCGTGCCTTCGGACGATGCGCTCGCCGCACAGCAGAAAATGGCCGCGACGATCGCCGCGGCGAACGGCCAGCCCGGACATGGCGGCCTGGGCGAACAGGCAGCGCAGGGGCAGGGCAGCCAGCCCGGCGCGCCCAGTCAGGACATGGGGCCGCGCACCAACCTCCAGCAGAAGCAGCCGGGACTGAACATCGGCGGCGGCGCCGGGTAGCGTCTGTTGTAAAACTCGCGTATAGTGCTATTTCCCAGGAGATAGAACAATGGCAAAGAACGGTTTTGGAGTGAATGGCGGCGGTGGCCACATGTTCGGCGAGAGTGGTGCGACACCGCAAAAGGCCGGGCAGACGTCCAAGTCCCAGAGCGGGCAGGGCGCCAAGTTCCCGGCCGGCGGTGGCGGCCACATGTTCCCGAAGAAGGGCGCCGTGCCGTCCAAGCCGGGCGTGACGTCCAACGACGGCTCGGGCATGGGCGCCAAGTTCGCCGCCGGCGGCTCGACCAAGATGTTCGGCCGCTCCGGCTCGAAGGCGCGCTCGCCGGGCAGCACCGGCGGCTGATTTACCTCGTCAGGTAAGTGTCATGGCGCGACAGCCGTTCAAGCCGTTTGGACCGCCCAAGCCGGCCAAGGGGAAGGCGTCTCAGTCCGAGATGCTTCCCTCGCGCCATGCGCTCGCCGAGCTCACGGGCGGTGACCCGTCGCACCGGACGATCGGCTACTACGGCAAGCTGACGCCCTTGGGTTCGGGCGCGCCCGACACCTGGGACGACATTCAGGCCATGGGCCAGAAGTTCAAGGACGAGTTCGGCTCGTGAAACTGGAAACTTTCACGAAGCCGCAGAAGCTCGCGGCGGAGCAGCACCGCCTGGTGCGGGCACTTGTCGTGCTCAAGACCCGCAACCCCGAAATCTACAACCAGCTCGAGCTCGCCCTTCACGAGGCGCTTGACGCCGAGATGGTCGCGCCCGTCCGGGTGCCCCCTGCCATGCTGCCGACCGCCCAAGGTCGTGCCCAGGTCGCGCAAGACGTTCTGGCGATAGTCGACAACATCGAGCACTACCGTTTGGAGCTCGAAAAAGCAGAGCACGCCGCCCGCGCCGCTGCCGCCAAGACCCAGCCCCCGCCCGGGCAGGGACAATAACCACAGCCAAGAGGGACAATCATGCCAGCCCGCCACCCCCACGCGGATCTTCCTGTCGACGAAACAGTCGTGCTGCCGCGCGCCGTGCGTGAAGCCAACGAACGTGCCGAGGCCATGCAGCGGGAGCTGACCGAGCAGGCTCCGCCGGCGCCCGAGACGCCGCCAGCACCCGAGACGCCGCCTGCACCGCCCCAGCCGGAAACACCGCCGGCCCCGACCCCAACTCCGCCGACACCTGAGGTGCCACCCCAGGAGCCGCAGCCCGCCGTACCGGGCAGCGAAGAGGCGAAATGGGAGCACGCCTACAGATCCATGAAGGGCCGGTTCGACGCGCTCACGGCGAAGACCAACGAAACCCTGGACGGCCTGAACCAACGCATCAACTCGCTGGTCGCCGAAAACCAAACGTTGCGCGTCGCGCCGCCGGCTCCCCAGCCGGAGACCCCGCAACCGACCCCTGGCGTGCCGGAAGGCTTCACCGAAGAAGACGTTGCGAATTGGGGGCCGGACATGATCGCCATGGTCGATCGGGTCGCCAGCGCCCGTATGGCAAAAGTGACCGGCGATCTCGGCAAGCGTGTTGAGGAGGTGAGTGGCATCGTCCAGCAGGACGCCCGCGGCCGCCTGATCAATTCGCTCGACCAGATGTTTGGCCCGGCCGCCGAGGGCCAGCCCCCGATGTGGCGTGTCGTCAACCAGGATCCACAATTCCTTGCGTGGTTGAACTTGCCAGACCTCGCGAACGGGCGTATAAGGTACGAGTTATTGAAGGAAGCCTTTAGTGCCAACAATACGGCGCGAGTGGCCCACTTCTTTAGGAGCTTCATCTCGGAAGCTCTCCCGGCTCCCGCAGGGGGGCCAGCGGTACCGGCGCCGTTGCCTGCGCCCGCCCCTCCGGCGGTGCAGCCCTCGAACCGGATCCCGCTGAGCTCACTGGCGGCACCAGGAGCAGCGAGACCTGCAGCACCCGCCCAACCGGGCGCCCCTGCGGAGAAGCGCATTTGGAAGACCTCCGAAATCGCGGGGTTTTTCGACGCCATGCGCCGCGGTGCATACGCCGGCAAGGATGCTGAGGCACTCGCACTCGAGCAGGATATCTTCGCAGCGCAACTCGAAAACCGCGTGATGGAGGGCTAATCCGGCCCTTCTCTACGTGTGAGCTACCCGCTTACCTCGTGAGGTAAGCAAAAGGCTCCACGAGCTGGAAGGGCTCCAACCCTTCTCTCGTGGAGCTTTTTATGTTCGACAAGGTGCTTGTCGGTATGGGCGCGGCGGCGCTCCTCAACCCCGACGTCGATTTCTTCGCTCCGGCCAATCCGGGCGAAATCAGCAAGAACACGGCTTTTGCGTTCGGTCTCGCGGGCTCGATGACCACGCCGCCGATCTATCCGTCGGGCAGCTCGCAGCCGAGCAACGCCTACTCCGGCACGTTCATCCCGGAGATCTGGTCGGGCAAGCTGATCCAGAAGTTCTACAACGCGACCGTTCTCGCGGCGATCTCGAACACCGACTACGAAGGCGAGATCAAGAACTACGGCGACAAGGTGCACATCCGCACCATCCCGACGATCACCATCCGCGACTACCTGTCGGGTGGCGACCTGAACGTGGATCGCCCGTCGGCCCCGATCGTCGACATGACGATCGACAAGGGCAAGTACTTCAACGTCATCCTCGACGACGTGATGAAGATCCAGAGCGATATCAACCAGATGTCGCTGTGGTCGGACGACGCCAGCCAGCAGATGAAGATCACCGTCGACACCGACGTGCTGGGTGGCATGTACAACCAGGCGACGGCCACCTACAACCGCGGCACCGCTGCCGGCAAGATCTCGGGCAATATCAATCTCGGCGTCACCGGCACCCCGCTGAGCGTCGTGGCGAATGCGCCCGGCGCCGGCCAGGTCGACGTGGTCGACGTGGTGACCCGCCTCGGCCAGGTGCTCGACGAGCAGAACATCCCGGAAGTGGGTCGCTGGATCGTCATCCCGACCTGGTTCGGCACGCTGATCAAGCGCTCCGAGCTCCGCCAGGTGTTCATGTCGGGCGACGGCGTGACCATGCTGCGCAACGGCAAGCTGGGCATGATCGACCGCTTCACGGTCTACGTGTCCAACCTGCTGCCGAACGGCGTGGCCTCGAGCCTGTCGGCCGGCGAGTTCGTGATCTACGCCGGTCACGCCCACGCGCTGAGCTTCGCCTCGCAGATGACGAAGCTCGAGACCCTGCGCTCCGAGCGCACCTTCGGCACCTTACTCCGTGGCCTGCAGATCTACGGCTACAAGGTGCTCGACGGCCAGGCGCTGGCGCAGGCAGTCGTCACCCAGGGCTAACCCTGAGCCGCAAGGGACTAGGGCCGGGATAACACCCGGCCCTTACCTGCGCAGGTAAGGAGCGACCATCGTGGCGACCGTCGGCGACGTCATCGGCGAGATTTACCTGCTCCTGCAGGATGTCGACCGTGAACGCTATGACGTCGACACGGTCTACACGGACCTGAACAACGGGCTGCTCGAGGCCAAACGGCTTCGACCGGACTTCTGGCGCGGCACTGACCCGCCCGAGTACGGGCAGGGCGACAGTGGTTCGGCGATCGACTTCCCGAGCACCTACAAGCCGGCCTTGGTGAACTACGTGGTGGGGCGGGTGCTGCTCCGCGATCGTGAAGACTCCACGGATCAGCGGGCGGCCATCCTGCTCAACACGTTCAGCGCCAAGCTGACGGTACTCCAGGCGTGATTACCTGCCGAGGTAAGACCTGATGACACAAACCGCCGCCTTCAATCGCTTCTACGCCGACGCCGCGATGGACGTCCCCGGTGCCATCCCGAGCGCCGTGCAGGCGATGTTGCTGGCGACGCTGCGTGATTTCTTTCAGTTCACCAACGCCTGGCAGGAGGACGTCGACGTGATGGTGTCCTCGGCGTCGCTGGTTTACCCGCTGGTCGTGTCTTCGGGGAAGTCGATCAATCGACTCTTGAACCTCTGGGACACCGCCGGCGACGTCGTCTGCAAGCCATGGGTGTGGCCGGCGAAGATGGCGACGCCCGGCACTCTCACGCTGCTACGGCAGATCACCGGCAGCGGCACCCAACACTGGTCGGCGACTTTGGGGTTGTTCGCGGTCGATCCGATCGACGGTGACGGGAACCCCGTGTTTCCGTCTTGGATCCTCGACAAGCATTTCGACACGCTGCTCTCGGGCGTGCTGTTCCGGCTGATGAAGCAGCCGCTCAAACCCTACTCGAACGTCGCTATGGCGAAGTTCCACTACCAAAAATATGTCAGTGGCCGCGCCCTGGCGCGCGCCGAAGTGGAACGAGCCAACACCTTTGGCACACAGAACTGGAACTTCCCGCGCGACTTTGTTGGGCCGGGCGGCGCCACCCGCCAGCGAGGGGTATAACCCATGACGCTTTCGCTCACGCACACCAAGGTCTCCGGCAAGTCCGACGGCGGCGATGCGACGTTGGTGCAGCCCTCCGACTGGAACGACGAACATGACTTGACCTTGGCTGCGGGCAAGATCATGGGCCGAGATACGTCCGGCGCCGGTGCCGTCCAGGAGCTGCCGCTTTCGTTCGACGCCTCGGGGAACGCTGATTTCACCGCGGCTCAAGGCGGCCTCGGCGTGCCGACGGGCACCACGGGGCAGCGTCTGGGCGGCGCCCGCAACGGTGTGTTCCGATACAACACGACTCTCGGCACTTTCGAGGGCATGATCGCCGGCGTCTGGACCGCCGTCCTGGGCGCAGTGTCGCCGGCCATCACGGGCACGGCGTCGTTGGTAAATGCGACGTTGTCGGGGCTGCTACAAATCGTTGGGTTGAGCGAAACGGTCGTGGCAGCGGATCTGACTGACAGCGTCCTAACCATGGACCTGTCTCTGGGGACGAACTTCACGATCACGCGGACGTCGGCGATCACGTCCATCGTGTTCAGCAACAAGCCTGCTGGCAAAGTCGCGTCGGCAACGTTGTGGGTCAAAAGCGGGGACGGTGTTGCGCACGCCGACGATCTCTCGTCGTGCCAGTGGGCTGGCAATTCGCCACCGACCCTAGGCTCGGTCGTGAACAACGAAGATGTGATCGGCTTCATTATTCGCCCGTCGGTGACCAAGCCCTACGCATTCCTGGGCGGTCTGGGCTTCGGTGGTTAATGCCTACCGGGTCCATTCGGCAGGTGGTGGACGCGGCGAAGGGTACGCCGTTTACCATCACCACCAACCAGACGGATTTGGTGCTGCGCACGTTTGCTGACGCCAACGGCTATCCTGGCGCGGGCAACTGCGTCATTACGATCGCTGCCGGTGCCGAGTGTTTTGCGAGCGGTACTGGAATTGCTGCGGTGCGGACCGGGAGCTGGCCCGCTGGCATAACGCTCAAGCTGGTGAATTTTGGCACTCTTACCGGCCACGACGGCGCCAATGGCGGCGGCGGTCCCGGTGGCAGCGCTCACACAAACATCGCCGATAACGGTTCTCCCGGCGGTGCAGGCGGTGCCGGTGGCCCCGCATTCCAGACAACTGTTCCCATCGAAGTCGACAACCGCGGAACTTTCCGAGGAGGCAAAGGTGGCGGCGGTGGCGGCGGCGGTGGCGGCGGCTCCTTCATCTTTGACGGCGCCGATCCTCCCATCGGCCACATCGGCACAGGCGGCGCAGGTGGGACGAACGGCGGCGGCGGTAGTCCAGGTTCTTCTGAGGCCGGAGCAACGGGCGGCACGGGTGGCACGGGCGGAGTGCCGGGCAGCTACGGCGGGGCTGGTACGAACGGCACCTCGGGAGGCTCGGGCTCTGGTGGTTCTTCCAACGGATCTGGGGGTTCTTTCGGAGGTGGCGGAGCGGGCGGCGCTGCCGTCACAGGCAACGCCAACATCACATGGATAAACACTGGCACCCGCTTGGGGGCCATTACCTAGTGGCGTCAATAGAGAGAACATGCTATCTTTTGTGAAACCCCTCTGAACGGGAGAAAAAACGATGAATTTCAAGGACCGTGTTTCGGCGCTCTTCTTCCAGCCGCAGAGCATGGGAAGCGCTGTTCCGACTTTCGGCTTTTACATGGACGACGACGGCAATCCAGCGTTCGCCGTTGGGGGCGTCCGTGTCGGCGGCTTCGCTGCCGGGACTGGCAACCGGGCCATGTCGCCGCGATGCATCCACTCGGGTAATACTCCGGTGAAAGCGTCGACAGATGGTACCGACAGCACGCCGGTCATCACCGAGACTTACATCTGCGAAGTGATGGTGCCGCAGACCACCAAGGTTACCGGCATCGCCTTCTTCAATGGCTCGGTGGCGTCGGGCAACATCAAGGGCGCCATCTTCGACAAGTCGGGAGCGGTTCTGGCTTCGACGGCATCGACCGCGATGTCGGGCACCGATGCGTTCCAGCGCGTGGCCCTGAGCTCGGCGCTGCAGCTCGCGCCGGGCACGTACTACGTGGGCCTCCAGGTCGACAACACGACCGCCCGCTTCAACACCCATCCGGTGGGCAACTTCGGCGCCTCGAAGAAGACCGGCGAGACGTATGGCACGTTCACCACGATCACGCCGCCGACCACGTTCACCGCCGGCCAGGGACCGATGGCGACCCTCTACTAAGAGGGTCGTTACCTGCGCAGGTAAGACCAAAGGGGTTCGTTCGATGCGGAAATTGATATTCATCTTGGCGTTGGCTCTCCTCGGGATGGGGTCTTTTGCCCAGGCGCAAAGTAACGTCCGCATCATTCCGAACGCCGACGCCACTTGGTCGCGGTCTACGTTTTCGTTGAACGGATCATCGCAAACGCTTCTTGCGGCAACCAGTGTTGGTTCGAGTGCCCGTAAAGGGTTCGTTGTGGTCAATCCTTCTGGCAACGGTACGGTCTACATCAGCATCGCAGGTGGAACGGCGACGTCGGCTGACATCCCAATTGCGGCTGGTACCTGGTTGAACTTGACGGGCTCTATTGGGCCGTTCAACGCCGTGACGATCCTGGGCACCAACACACAAAGTGTGACGATCTACACGGGGAATTAATATGGGGCGTTTGCTTCGCGGTGTTGCTCTAGCACTCCTGGCGATCTTGCCTCTGCGGGCGATCGCTCAGCAACAGATGATCGGGGGTTTCGGGGGTGGAGGTCCGGCTACCTCTTCCCAGATCATCGCCGCCCTGGGCTACACGCCCGCCAACCAGGCGGGCGACACTTTCTCGGGCGCGGTGGGCATCGCCAACAGCTTGTCGGGGTCCTCCGCCACGTCGTCGCTCTCGCTCACGCCGACATGGAACACCACCGGCACGCCGACGGCGATCGACCTCAACGTCGCCCACACGGCAAGCAACGCGGCGTCGCTGCTGTTGAACCTGCGGCTGAACAGCGCCAGCATGTTCAGCGTCGACAAGAACGGCGGCGTCCTGGCCAACGGCACCGTGCGAGCGAACGGTGCCTTCAACACGCTCGACGGCCGCTACACGATGGTTTCCGGCCCGTCCATCGACTTGCGCGGCGGCACCGTCATCAAGCTGTTCCAGTCGGATGGCGCGACGCCGATCAATCTACAGACGGGCGGTCTGATCGTCCCGACCGGCACGGTCCAGTACATGGGCTCGGCCGGCGGCACTGCCGATGCGCTCACCGCGACGCCGACGATCGCCCTCACGGCGTACACCACCGGCGCCTTCTACATCGTGAAGGCGACGGCGACCAACGCCACGACCACGCCCACCATCAACATTTCGAGCCTCGGCGCCAAGACGATCGTGAAGCGAGCCGGTACCGCCCTGGCCGCCGGCGACATCGTGAACGGTGCCAATCTGCTGCTGGTCTACGACGGAACCAACATGCAGCTTCTCAACCCCATCGTGAATTGAGGAGACTCCCCAATGCCGCTCTCCAAGTCGGTCGCGACCAGCATGGGCGTTCCGGCCACCTACTGGTCCATTACGGCAATCGCCGCGAACCTCACGACGATGCAGATCACCTACACGTTCGGTGGCTTCAAAGACCAGGCTGCCCAGGCCGCCGGCAATGACCCGCTCACCTCGCAAGACATGACTTTTCCGATCACGTCCGACAACCTCGCGACCCTAGCAGCGGTGGTCGCGATCGGCGAGGGCCACGCCATCGCGGCGGGACTACTGGCCGGCGCGAGCCAGGTAGCGTGATGTTGCGGTCGATCTTGGTCGCGGTTGCGCTCGCCGCCGGTCCCATGGCCGTTCCTGGGCCGGCGGCGGCCGAGCCGCCTCGCGCGGATGTCGTGCATCTGACCCCGGACGAGTTCAAGCAACTCGAGGTCTTGTTGGATGCTGGCGCCCGCCGTTGCGAACCGGGCTTCGCCTGCGCCCGTGCCGCGATCTCACTGCTCGACAAAATCAGTCGCCTCAACACGTCCGATACTTCGAGCGTAACCACTCCGGCGAGGTAATTCGTGGACATCACTCGAGCCGAGCTGGAAGATCTGATCGCCGCCGGCGCCAAACGCGGGGCGCGTGACGCGTTGCTCGAGCTCGGTTTGGGGGATGAGGACGCACCGGCCGACGTGCGCGAGATGAGATGGTTCGCTGCAGCGCTTCGTAAAGCACGCGAGCGTGCCGCCGGTGCAATCGGAAATCTCATCGTCTACGCCGTGCTCGCCGGGATCCTGGTCCTGGCCAACAACGGTTTCAAGTTGCCATGGAAGAGTTGAGTACCAACCGCGGACGGCAGCCCCCGCCCCGCACAACCCAAGAGGGTAAAATGAACTGGAAGTCGATTATCGTTTATATCGCCGCGCGTCTGCAGGAGAAGTCGACGCGCACTGTCCTCGCCGGATTGATCACGGCGATTGTTGGGCACAGCGTGCTCACGCCGGACGTCGCCATCCAGGTCGATCAGGGCGTGACCCTGCTCTGCGGCATCCTCGTGGCGCTCTTCGCCGAGAAGACTCCCGGTGCCGGCAGTCCGCCGTCGAGCGCGGCCGCTCTGTTGTTCGTGGTGATGGTGCTCGTCGCCATGGCCGGCGGCGTCAGTGGCTGCGCCAGCACTCAGGATGAAACTCCCGAGCAGAAGGCGCAGGACGTCACCAACCAGATCACCGTGGTCTACACCGCTGCCAAGGCTGCGGCAGTGGCTTGCACGACCAAAGTCATTTGCGACGACGCGAGTGCTGAGGTGGTCGGCAAGGCATTTGCCGTCGCCGACTCCACCGTGCCGGCTTTGGTTGGCCGCATCAAGGCATCGGCCATCGACCCCACATCGGTGAACAATCTCGCTGCCGACGCGCTTGCAGCGGTGACCACGCTGGTCAACGTACTCGCCCAGGTCGGAGTCAAGGTCTGACCATGAAAGCAGGCCCGTTCCTGATCGGCATCCTCGATCCGGCGATCGCCGTCGTGCGACCGCTGATCGGGGTGCCGAACAACGACCAGTCGCGCCTCCTGCTTCTCGTCACCGCAGGGCAGGAGGGTGACTGGCGATATCGCCGCCAGATGGGTGGCCCCGCGCGCTCATTCTGGCAATGCGAACAGGGAGGGGCAGTCGCCGACGTCATGGCGCGCTGCCCAACCCAGCTCCGCAATTTGTGTACCTATCTGGCCATCGACTACGACAAGAACACGATTTTTGAGGCGATGGCCTGGAACGATACGCTCGCGGTGGGCATCGCCCGCCTCGAGTACTGGCTCGACCCCAAGCCGCTTCCAGCGATCGGTGACGTCGACGGGAGCTGGGACTACTACCTCAAAAACTGGCGCCCCGGTGCACCACGCCCCAAAGACTGGCCGAGCTACTACGCTGCCGCCATGGCAGCTTGTGGCTTGACCGGCATGCAGCGCGAGCTGCCGCTGACGTAAATCCAGAGGAGAACGTTCGTGCCCGATATCGAAAACGTTGCTGTTCCGCTCCCGCCCACCGCCGAGACGCCGCCTGCACCGCCGGCTCCCGAACCGGAGCTAGTCGGCAAGATCGTCGAAGCACCCGCGCCGGCCGAAAGCGTCGGTGAGAAGGAATTTCGCACGCCTACGGCCGCGGATCTGACCAACCTGGGTTTCCCGCCTGAGCCCCCGCTCGAAGCGCCGCCCGCGACCCCCGAATCGCAGCCGGAACTCACGCCGGCACCTCCTCCGGTGCCGGCCGCCAAGATGCCCGCCTTCGCTGGCGGTCAATCCAGCGAAGGTAAGACCGCGGGCGACAGTCGCGTGGGCGGTGGCCCGCCGACCACGACCAGTGGCCCCGTGCCGATCCCGCCGCCCCCGGCGTTCGATGATTTGTCAGAGAAGACCAAGGCCGAGCTGCGTGCTGGCTATCGCGCGCTCAAGGGCACGGAGGAGGGGTTCCGTTTCGTGCAGCCGGTCGACGCCCCGGCTGTAACGACGCAGCCGCCGGTGTCGGTGGCGACGCCCAAAGACGCCCCGCCTGATGAGCCCATCCCGACCACCCTCTCGGAGAAGACCCGGTTGGAGCTGGAGGCGGGACGGGCGCGCATCGCTTCGAGGAACGCCGACTACCAGGCGGTTCAGGAACGCGTTGCCAAGCAGGCAGCCAAAGATCTGGCCGACGGCAAGGTTGGCGACCTGAGTTACCCGACGAGGTAAAACGTGCCGCCGATTAAACTCCAAGCCTTCGGCGGCATGATCCCGGTGATGGACGATCGTCTATTGCCGGGCAGCAACGCCGCGGATGCCCAGAATGTATGGCTCTACAGTGGAGCCTTGCAGGGCATCCGTGCGCCGCGTGATATTCATACGTTCTCGGATCCGAACACCCGCTACGCGTACAGGATCCCTAAAACGTCGGACACGCGCGATTTCACGAACAGCTATTGGCTCGAATTCACCACTACGGACACGTCAGTAGTGAAGTCGCCTGTGGCTGAGAGTTCCGACCCGGCTTACTACTTCGCCAACGGAAACGCGGCGCCGGGGTACAACACGCTTTCGCGCATCGCTGCCGGCAATCCGAACCTCGTGTTGGGCATCCCACAGCCGAGCGTTGCCCCCACCTTGGTGCATTCCGGGGGCGTGTCGACCACCAACGACACACGATCCTATGTCTATACCTGGGTCAGCCAATTCGGTGAAGAGGGGCCGCCCAGTGACCCCAGCATCGTCACGACAGGCAAGATCGACGACACTTGGGCGGTGACTTTGACCGCGCCTTCTGGCGCCGACACGACGGGACGGGTGCTTACCAAGACGCGTATTTACCGTACCGTCACCAACGACCAAGGCACAGCAACATATTTCTTTGTCGCAGAGCTGGCGATCGCAACGCTCACCTACAACGACAACGCCACTATCGACGCCGTGGCCGCGAACGAAGAGCTCGCCAGCACGGACTGGATCGGCCCCCCGTCCGATCTCGAGGGCATGGCCGCCATGCCCAACGGCGTCATCGCCGGTTGGAAGGCCAACGAAATCTGGTTCTGTGAGCCTTACCGGCCGCACGCGTGGCCAGCCAAATACCAGATTGCCACTGAGTTCCCCATCATCGCCATGATGGCTTCCGGTCAGACCCTCGTGGTGGGCACTCAAGGTGTGCCGTATCTGGTCTCTGGTACCTCGCCGGACACCATGACGCTGCAGCGCGTCTCCGCGGTCGAGCCGTGTGTATCGCGCGGGTCAATGGCGGCCACACCGTTGGGAGTGCTATACGCCTCGCAAAATGGGCTTATCTCTGTGACGGCTGGGGGTGTCCAGAACCTTACCCGGAACTTGATCAGCAAGGATAAATGGGCGTCCCTGCTGGATCTCAAGCAACTCCGTGCGGCCATTCTCAACGAAGCCTACATGGTCTACTGCGGCGTCACCGAACAGGCGTTCGAGGTGACGGCGTTCGAGACAACGGCATTTCAGCAAGCTGATGGCGACGGCACGCGCAAGGGTGCGCTCATAGAAGGCCAAGAGCAGCGTGTTGGTTTCGCTCGCCTGGAGGCCGACGGAATAGTCTACAACGTCATCCAGGACCAATGGTCAGGCGAGGCGTTCCTGATCCGTAGCGGCAAGGTCCAAATGGTGGATCTTACTTACGACGTGCTCGGCGAGTATTCCTGGACGTCGAAAATATTTTCGTTCCCCCATCCGATGAACCTCGGCGCCGCCAAGGTGACATGGGATTTACCTGACGGGGTAACTGGCCCGACTGCCACGATCTATATTTACGCCGACGGAGTATTGCGACAGACCAAGACATTGCCGGCCAGCGATCAGGTGTTCCGTCTCAAAAGCGGCTTCTTGTCGGACAATTACCAGATCAGGGTCGAAGGCACGCTGGTGATCAAGCAGATCCAACTTGCTTCGACGATCGAAGAACTGCGGGCGATCTAATGGCCAACCCGTTCGCGGCCATCCCTGCCGTCGGTGACGATTTGGCTTCGCACCGCAAGGTGCTTGAGGCACTCAAGCAGAACGTTGAGGTACTATTGGGCGTGCGGGGCAGCACGGGCACGGCGGGGCAACTGATCGTCTACCGCCAAAAACAGGGCGATCCTCCGCCGACAGGTTTGAACGACGGCGACCAGTGGTGGCAGCCACCCGTGACAACGGGAGATGCCTGGCAGCTCTCGATTTGGTGGAAAGGCTCGTGGCAACGTATTTGATCGAGAACGACAATCCCGAGCATGGTCGGCGCATCTCGGAGACGATCAGCCGGCCCTTCATCCCCGGCCTCGATCGTTGCTTGGCGAGGACACGCGATGGCGAGCTTCTCGGGGGTGTGATCTACCAAGACCATTTCCCGCCGACGTCGATCTGTATCCACGTTGCGTCCTGGGATCCCCGTTGGCTCAGCCGCGATTTTCTGTGGGCAATTTTCGACTACCCGTTCAATGTGATCGGGGTCGACAACGTCATTGGGCTTGTAAACGAGACCCAGCCTGACGTCCTGGCTTTCGACCTCAAAATCGGCTTCGAAGAACGGTATCGACTACCGGGTATTGTGCCGGGCGGTGATCTTATTGTACTATACATGGAGCGAGGGAAATGCCGCTGGCTGGTTGATGAAGCTGGCCACCCCTACAAACCCCGCGCGCTCAGAGCTGGAGATCTCTAATGAGCAGCAGCCCGTCGGCCCCGGCGCCCCCGAATTATCAGCCCTTGGCTGACGCGTCGGAGAAGGCCGCCCAGCTCTACTCGCAGACCTCCGCCGACCAGCTCGCGTGGGCTAAGCAGCAGTACAGTGACAATCTGCCCTACACCAACGAGGTGAAGAGCAAGCTCCTCCAGTCGTTGAACGAAAACACCGCCAACGCCGAAAAAGACCGTGCTCGGTACGAGCAGATCTACCAGCCGGTCGAAGACCAGGCGGTCAAGGACGCCCAGAATTACGACACGCCTGAGAACATGCAGCGCATGCGCAGACGGGCCATGGGCACGGTGGGCGCGACGTTCGATGCCGCCGGCGACTCCGCGCGCCGCAACCTCGAGAGCTTCGGTGTCGACCCCAGCTCGACCCGCATGCAGGCGCTCGACATTGGTGTGAAGACGCAACGCGCCGCGGCGCAGGCAGCTGCCGGCAACAACAGCGACCTCACGACCGAGGCGACGGCGCGCCAGATGCGTGACAATGTCATCAACACGGGCAAGGGCTATCCCGCGCAGGTGACGGGCTCCTACAATACGGGCACGGGCGCTGGCAGCGCGGGCAACAACGCCCAAAACAGCACGCTTGCCACATCTTCGCCGGCACTGGGCAATCCGACCGCCTGGGCGGGTCTCAGCAATCAGGCGCTTGGCACCTGGGGCAACTTGCTGGGCAATATGTACCAGGGTCAGTTGCAGGGCTACTCCGCACAAATGAACTCGAGTTCGGGCATCGGCGGCGCTTTGGGCGGGCTCGGTGGTATCGCCATGGGGCTCGGCAGCATGGGCCTCGAGTTCGAGGATGGCGGCGCAGTGCCGGGCGTGAGCTATGGGCCACGTATGGGCATCCCGGTGGAAGCTGGCAAGCGTGTGCCTCCATCAGCGTCGCCCAGCCGCGGCCGGGCGATCGACGACGTGCTGGCCTCTGTGAACGGCAGTACCCAACCCAAAGCCGCAATCAACGTCGGCGAGTTCATCATGCCGGAACGCACTACCCAGTACTACGGCACGAAGTTCATGAAGGGCCTGATCGACAAGGCTGATCAGGCAATGGGCATGCCGGCACAGCACATTGGCCCAACCCGGGCGCCGCATCGTGCGGCTCTTCCGATTTAAGGGGGCGTCATGTCGCTCGGCAAAGAGATCTCGGATTTCACCGCCGCGTTTGGCGCCACGTCTCGCGCGGCAATGGATTTCGCCCGGGCGAAGTACTATCGCGATGGCGGTCGCCGGAAGAACCCCGACGACCCCAACAATTTCCCGACTGTCAGAAATGCTTACGACGCCTACAAGAAGCAGGGAGGTCAGCAGCCGATCGGCCCCGCATCGGACGGTGGCTCTTTTGGTGGCACGACACAGCAGGCGTTGCCGATCGACCAGACTGATCCGGGTAATTTTGACTATAACGAGACGTATGCCGACGGCGGCGAGGTGGAGGATCTCAAGCTCTACGAAGATCGTTTGCCGCCAATCGCCGACTATCAGGCGCGCGGCCCGCGGCCCGATGATCCTGGCCCCACGCCAGCACCGACTCCGACGCGCCAAGCCATTCCGGTCGACGGGCCTGCGCCGCGCAAGGCGCTCGACGATCAGACGCGTACCGAAGCGTATGACCCGGAACTCGACAACCCGCGTGCACAAGAGCCCGCGCCGGCGGCCCCGGTGGATAAGGAAGCCCTCCCGATTACCCCTCCAGGTAATGTCGGGGCACGCGGGGAACCCTACAATCCGAGTGCCGCCGGTGAGGGAACATCACCCAACGCCAGCGCCGATTACGAGGCGGCGATCAAGGGCGGCCTCGACTACGCACAGCATATTTTTCACCTCAAAGACGAGGGCGCCGTCCCGGAACCGAGCCCGCACAAGGCGAGCGGCCAAAAGGCGCTCATGACGGGCATCGGCGCTGCGACGCCGCAGATGGTCGAGGCGATGGACTCCAAGGTGAACGCCAACATGCCGCGCGATGAAGCGGTATGGGGGATCCGTCGGCTGGAGGCGATCTATCGCTATTATGTGCAGCAGGGGGAGACCGACAAGGCCAACAAGGCGGCGTTCGAGCTGCTCCAGTATTCCGCGGGCGAGGCGGCCAAGCATGGCCAGGCGGCGGTGCAGGATATCAAGAATGGCAACGCCCAGGGGGCGATCGACAACATCGTGCGGGGGCATTCCTACATCCCCGACGGCCGCAAACTCGAGGTGCAAGGCACGACGGCCAACGTCAAGGACGCTCGCACCGGCGAGACCGTGCAAACGTTCCAGTTCACGCCGGAGCAGGTGTTCAACGCCGCGATGGGCCTGAGCAACCGTTCCATGTATTGGAACGTGCTGGTCAACCGCGTGGGTATGACCCAGAAGGGGCAACGCACCCAGACGCCGGCCCAGGAGGATTTGACTAAGGCCCGCACGGACTACATCAGGGCGCGCACCGGTCGGCTTGCCAAGACGCCGATCAAGGGTACCGGGGGTGCCCCCACCAACCCGGCGGTCGACAAGCTGCTCGATAAGGTCGACGCAATCGACGCGAGCCGCGGCAAGACGCCGGACACGCGTCCCACGTCTCGCGAGCCGGCGACCGCTCCGGCACGGGGCCAGGGTCAGGCCGGCGGCGACGATGACACCGATGGGGCCTTCACGGAGGCTCCCGAGGGCCTGAAACTCACGCCCCAAGAACAGAACCTCGTCGACATGCACCGGCGCAACCTGGGCTTGGGCGGCGTCCACAACGCCGACGGCACGACCAGCACAATCAAGAACATCACGATCGAGCAGGACGGCCGGACGTACGTCATCCCGACCGTGTGGCCGAACCTGGCAGGCAAGCCGGAGATCCTCTCGGACAAGGACGCCGAGCGCCGCGCGGTCCGGCACGGCCTAGACAAGTTCCCCAGCTATGGCTCCGAGGACGAAGCCGAGGCCCGCTACGGCCAACTCCATCAGATGATGGAGCAGGACGTCGACAACCAAGAACACCCCCCTGCCGGCGCAAATGGACCGTCCCCCTCTACGGCTCCATCGCCGTCGGCCGGGCGACCGGCGGCAGCGCCTGGCGGCGGGCCGGCTACCCCAACAGGTAGCCAGCCTGCCCCCAATCAGACCGATCCCGATGCAGTCCCCGATGGGAAGTTCATCAACGAGGGCGGCAAGTATGTGCGGCCTCCACAGAAGGGGCAGCCGCAGCCGTTCGGCGAAGCGGCGCCCGGCCCCAACCCGTATATCGCGCTGCGCACCGAGGCTGCGCGCATCCCGGGTAAAGACGGTGCGCGCGCCCGGCATGTGATCGACAAGAAGATCAGCGGGTACAACGCCGAGGTGAAGGCGTACCAGAGCCGTGCCAAGGACTACGCGCGCACCGAGCAGAAACGTGTCGACGACGACTACAAGGCGAGCAGCGCGGATCGCAAGGCGCAGGCCAAGGCGGTCTACGACCGCACGCCGACCGGCCGCGATTTGGACGAGCTGAACGGTCAGATCGACCAGACGCTGCAAGGCATCCCGGCCAAATACGGCGACAAGGTCAAGGGGACGATTTTCGCCGACCCCAAGGTGGACGCTGGCCAGGCGCGCCAGCTCGCCCTCGAGCTCGCCACGAGCAACCCGCGCACCGACGGCCAGCGGGCACTCGCCATGCTGCAGGATCTGACCCGCGCCAGCGACGAGAAGCCGGGCTTCCGCAGCTACACGCCCCGCGGCCGGGACATCCTAGGCAACGTGATCGTGACCACCGATCAGTTCGGTCCGATCCACATTCGGCCACAGGCGTGGAAGGAGATCACGGCGATCGCTAAGCGCCGCAATGACGAGGCCGTAGCGGCGAAGGCCAACCCGCCGAAAGACGATGGCATCGACGTGGTGAAGGGCGCCGAGAAAGGCGCGAAGTACGTGCTGAGCCTGAATAAGGGCGACGACAACTTGGTCAATCATGTTGGTACGATCGCCAAAAAAATTGGCGATCGAGCGGCTAAGACATTCACTGCACCCGTACGAGCAGCGATCGACGTCGGGGATGCAGTGAACCGCCAAGGTGTGGGCACTGTGTTGCGCAAGGTACGAAACAGGGCCGTTGACGCCTACATGGAGCCGGTCCGCACTGTTCGACGCCGGGAGGAAAATAGTGGCCCTTGAGCCGTTTCTCTTCGGCGAGACCATGCCGGCTGCGCAAACCGACGAGCATTCGCTCGCCGGTGACGCAGGCCGAGCTTTCCTTGCGGGCACTACCGATCTAGCCGCCCAGGGTGCGGGCTTGTTTGCAGAGGCGGCGGACGCTGCGCCTGATAGCACGCCTCGTCAGGTGCAGGCGCTCTTCAACGAAGTCACCGACACCGTCGACAAGAACATCTCGCCCAAGAACAAGGCGGCGATGGATGCCTCCGTGATCCTGGGCGAAGGCGAGCAGTCGATCTTTACCTCGCCAGGTAAGTCGTTGGTCATGAAGGGCGCGCGCATGCTGCCCCAACTCATGGGGGCGTTCCTGCTTCCCGAGGGTGCCGCTGGCGTCGCCGCCGGGTCGGTGCTCGGGGGAACTCAGGCGGTCGCACAACAACTCAACGACACCTACAAGCAGATTTCGACGATGCCGGACGAGGATCTGCAGGCTAAGAGCGCGCCGTACCGCGCCATGCGCCAGAGCGGCTACGACGAAGCCCAGGCCAAGAACGAGTTGATCAAAGGAGCCAACGACTTGGGTTCGCTGTTGATCGCCGGAGGGGCAGGGGCTGTCGGCGGAGGCGCCATGGGACACGCCCTAAAGGGGCAGGCCGCGAAGGGCTTCTTGAGGAGTGTTGGCATCGGCATGGCCGACCAGACCGTTGGTGGCTTATTCCAAGGCGCTGGCAGCGACGTGGCCCATCAGGAGAGCGAGATCAACGCGGGCATCCGCCAGGGCTTGGACCCGAGCCAGGCGCTCAAGGCGGGCGTGAACGCCGGTGCCGAGATGGGCGTGGTGGGCGGCGCGTTCGGCGCCTATGCCGGACTGCGCAGCCGCAAGTCCCTGCGCGACAAGGGCACGGGCAAGATCGTCGACGAGGTTGCGCCCACGCCCGAGCAGAAGACCGCGATCGAGCAGCATTTCGAGCCGACCCAGACGAAGACCACGCCAGACGTACCTGAGGCGGCCTCGGAGCCGCAGGCTACCCAGCCAGTGTCGCAGCCGCCTTCCCAGCCTCAGGGATCGCTGGCCCAGCAGATCGCCGATGAGCGGGCGAGGCTGGCCACCACCGACGGGCAGGCGCCAGCCCCCATGGCAGAAGCTGCGCCGCCTTCCCCGCCTGTTACAGGGGAGGCGGCTCCGGCCCCCAACATCGACGGTTTTCTTGAAGCCGCAAAGGGCGCGAGGTCGGTGAAGGACATCGCCACGCTGGCCGAAGAGCACGGTGTCGATCCCGAAAAGGCGCTGGACATCCTCGCTGCACACAAAGCAGTTACGCCGCCCGAACCTCCCGTGCCCCAGCCGCCGGCTCCGTTGACCGCTACCGAGGTCAACAAGGCGCTGGTGAACGCTCCAAAGAAGGAGCCACCCATCCCGTTGCCGCCGACGGACCGCCAACTCGCGCCCAACCCCAAGAAGGGTCCGCCGGAGCGCATCGCCGTGCCGGTCGACGAGCATCTCGAGGCGCTGAACGCGCCCGTGCCGAAGGCGGAGCCCGACGTCGTGCCGGAGGCTGCGCCTGTTACCCCGGCAGGTAAAGCCCCGGAGCCGCCGCCGGCTGCGCCGCGGCCGACGCTGCGCGCCGCCTTTGTCGAGAAGGCCGACGAGAAGCCCAAGGCCCCCGTCGCCACCTTGGTGAAGGCCGAGCCGGGCAAGCCCCGAGTGTTCCGCACCGTGTCGCCCGAAGTCCAAGCCGCCAAGCAGGCGCGCGCCGACGCTGAGACGGCGGCGATGCGACGTGACCTTGAGGCCGTCGGCCGTCGCGAGCGCCGCCTCCGCAACGAGATCCTGCCGAACGAGGCCAAGGCGGCGGACGTTATCAAGGGGTCGCACCCCGAAGACGCGGACATGCTGACGCGCTTCCACGCCGAGGAGCAGTCGGCGCTGGGCGGCCAGCCGGACACCGATCGTGCTCGTGAGGCGCTCCTGGCGCGCGCCCGCAAGATGCTGGCACTGGCCGAGGACGCCGGCGTCAGCATCCCCCAGAAGACCACCTGGACGAAGGAGCTGCGCGACAAGGGCGAGAAGAACCCGACGCCCTACACGTCGCGCCTGATCGAGCTCTCCAAGTTCGAGCGCCTGGTGCGCGCCGCCACCCGCATCCCGGAGCTCGCCAAGCGGGAGCAGGCGCTTCGCAAGCTCTTCTCGGACCACATCGACGCCGAGCGCTCTATCCGCACCGGCGACCTGCAGGGGGCGTCCACCCGTCGCCTCGAGGCCAACGAGAAGCGCGACGCGCGCCGTGAGGCGGCCGAGCTCAAGGCGCTGGAGAAGGCGCAGCGGGACGAAGCAGTTGCCGACCGTGAGAACAGCGTCGACGCCAAGGAAGTCGAAGAGCCGACGTATGAGCTGAACGATGAGGTTGGTGAGGCCGAGAGTCGAGCGCAGCCGATATACGAGATCTATAACCGGCGAACTGGCAAGGTGGTTGGGACCGCCGCCACTGGTCCGTCGGCTCGACGCGTAATTGACCGACATGACAACGCCTACGGCGCTTATGCCCATGCATACCGCCCTCGGAAAGGCCAAGAAGAGGCAGCCAAAGCTGAATTGGCGGCTCGTATAGCTGCTACCCGAGCACGCCTGGAGGGAGGGGTGGGTGAGGCCGAGAGCCGGTCCCGCCCGTTCACAGGCGCCGATGTGCCGGAGCACGGTGTTCGTAAGACCACCGTCGCCGAGATGCTCCAGCCCCTGCACGACGAGTTCGCCAAGGTAAAGGACGGCAGGGCAGGTGCTACAGCCAGACTGATGCAGCACATCATCAAGCGGGTGATCGACCGCGTTGGCGAACAGCCGGTGCATCTTGCTGACGACGCTGAATTTTTCGCTGCACGCCCCGGCCAGCCTGCGGACGCCGAGGGTGCGTTCCGTGCGTTCAAGCGCGGCAAGCTTTCGAAGGGCGAGCGCGGAGACATCTGGATCCGTCGGAGCATCTTGGACACAGTCGAAGGCCCGCGTGTGCAGATCCACGAGGCAGTGCACGCTGCGACCTGGCACGCCCTGGAGCACCACCCGGAGTTCAAGGCCGACGTGCGCGCCATCATGGACGCGGTAAAGCCGGACAGTGAGTTCTACGGCATGAAGAACGAACACGAGTTCGTCGCCGAGGCTCTGTCGAACCCGAGTTTCCAACGGCAGCTCATGGAGACCCCGGCCCCGGCGCATCTCGTGGCGAGGTACAACCTCGACAAAGGCACGTCATTGTGGCGCACTTTGGTGAATGGCATCGCCAAATGGATGGGCTTGGGGCGTGAGCATGCCTCTGCCCTCGACGCGATGTTGCATCTGGGCGACGAACTGACGGCCTACGAGCCGCCGATGACAGGGCGCACCCTGGAGGAGTTGCAGGCCAACGTGCGTGGGCACCACATGGTGCTGTCTTTACCTGACCGGGTAAAAACCAAGGCCGAGGAACTCCGCCCCCACATAGGCCCCACTTTCAAATCCAAGATGCGCACTATCGCGCACAAGCTCATCATGAATACCCAACTTGGCGAGATGCTCGACAAGTACGTGCCGGAGAACGGCGGCACGAAGTTGGCGCGTATCATGGGTAAGATGGCCACGGAGAAAGAGAACATCATCAAGTCGGGCGACCAGAAGCTCGTCGGCGACATGGCAGCGCTGCAGCGCAAGTACGCCAACAGCGGCCTGTGGGACAAGTTCGGCTCGCTGCTGCACGACGAGACGGTGGCCGGCGCCTACGCCGATCGCCCCCTCGAAGACCAGAAGCACCTGGGCAAAGACGCCATGGCCGGCTGGCAGGCGAAGGCCATGCACGCTGGCCTGAGCACCCGCTACGCGGAGTTGCCAGCCGATCTGCAGGCCATGCGGACCCGCCTGCACGATTACTTTCGCAAGCGCCAGAACGACATGTCGCTGGAGCGCATCAAGAACGTCGTGCGCGTGCTGAATGATGGCATCCCAGACGACGGGCTGGCCCAGCGCATCTTCGAGAAGAAGCTCGATCCCGCCGAGGAAGCCGTGCTCAAGCGCGACGGCACCATGAAGGCCATCCGCGAGGCGCGCCTCCTCAACAGGATCTCAGGCCCGTACGTACCTCTCATGCGGCACGGCGAGCACGTCGTTGCCGGCCGCTACGACATTACCTCGCCAGGTAATGCCCGGCGCCTGAACGATGAAGGCAAGCCCGATCCGCAGGGCAACGTGTTCGAGTTCGACAAGCGCGAGGACGCCAAGGCGTTCACCGAGGGCCAGCAGCTCAAGGTCAGCAAGATCCAGAAGGTCTACACAGACCCGACCTCGGGCGAGCGCTTCGCCGTGGATGACGATGGCGAGAAGGTAAGACTAGGCCCGGCGGAGGCCAAGCTCGGCCAGGCCAAGGAGACCTACCGCGTCCACGTACAGGACAGGCACCTGGAGTTCTTCGAGAACGAGATGGGGGCTCGCCAGCGCCTGCGGGAGCTGCGCGCCCAGCCGGGCCTGACCATGGAAGGTCTGCAGGTTCGCCGCTGGGAGCCCAACGGCTCGAACGCTGGCTTCATGTCGGAGGCGTTCAACCGCGCCCTGAACAGCCTGCGCCAGCGCAAGGGCTTCAAGGATCTCGACGAGGAAGCGCAACGGGAACTCATCCGCCAGCTCCAGGAGGCGTCGCTGGCAGCCCTTGGGTCGACACGCGCCGCGTCCGGCCGACTGCCCCGCACGTTCGTCGCTGGTGCCTCACACGACATTCAGAAGAACACGGCCTACTACGCCAGCTCGAGCGCCGGTTATCTGAGCAGGTTAAAGTTCACTCCTCAGATCGACGCGCAGCTCAAGGCGTTGACGGACCACGACCGCGCCTACCGCTACGAGGCCGACGAACGCACCCAGCCCCGCGGTCAGATCCTCAAGGAAATGAAGCAGCGGCTCTATCAGATGGGGGACCCGGAGCCGTCGGGCTTCTGGCATGGGGTAGGTAACCGGCTACTGCAGTTGTCGTTCCTCGACAAGCTGGCGAGCCCGGCGTTCCACGTCATCAACTCGGCCGAGCCCTGGACGATCTCCCTGCCGATCTTGTCGGGCCGCCACGGCGTGGGCCGCACGGTCGGCGAGCTCAACAAGGCGTATCGGGACATCGGCGGCCTGAGCGCGGTGCAGGCTGGCCTGCATGACACCGGCCGCGCCTTCAAGACCGATCAGGGCCTGACGGACTACCTCCGCAGGTTCAGCGACCGGCTGCGCAAGTCGCCTGACGGCAAGCACGTCGCGGAGATGCTCAACGAGCTCCACGATGTGGGGCTGATCTCCCGCGACGCCGGCATGGAGCTGGGCCGCATGGCCAACCCAGGTGGTAACATCTTGGGGAGGGGCTTGGATCGCGCCGACCTGATGGCCCGCCAGATGGGTGTGGCGATCGAGAGCATCAACCGGGCGGTCACCGCGATCGCGGCTTACCGTCTCGAGTACGCCAAGACCAAGGACCACGCCAAGGCGACCGACTTCGCGCTGCGCACCGTGCATGACACGATGGGCGACTACTCAGGGTGGAACGCGGCGCCGGCGTTCAAACATCCTGTGGGTCGACTGGCACTCCAGTTCAAGAAGTACTCCCAGAAGACCTACTTCCTGCTGGGTAAGACCGCGCTTCAAGCCTTCAAGGGCGACCGCGGGGCCATGAAGGCGTTCGCCGGCGTGATGGCCACGCACGGCCTGCTAGCCGGCGCTCTGGGTTTACCTCTGGAGGCAATCAAGGCCGGGTTCCTGGCGGCGAACTTGCTGGGTGCGACGCAGTCCCAATATGGCGACTTCGAGCAGTGGGTGCGCCAGCAGGCGGCCGGCATGTTTGGTGCGGCTGGTGGCGAAATCGCGACGCGCGGCTTGCCGCGGTACCTGGGGGTCGATCTCTCCAACCGCATCGGCCTTGAGAACCTCATCCTGCCGTTCGGCGATCCGAAGTCCATGAAGACGGACGATCTGCTCGCCTACGGCGCCAAAGCCTTCGCGGGCGCGCCGATCTCTATGTTGGCCGAGTACCCGCATGGCATCCAGGCGCTGTGGCAGGGCGACGTCGTCGAGGCGGCGCGCGTGCTGCTCCCCATCAAGCTGTTCGCCGACAGCCTGCAGGCGTACCAGCGCGCCACCGTCGGCAAGCAGACGCCGTCGGGCCGCCAGAGCTTGGAGCCCTACAGCCCAGCTGAGGCCATCACCAAGGTGCTGGGCTTCACGCCAGGCCGCGAGGCGGAGACCGGCGAGATGCGCGCCGCGGTACAGGGCGACCAGCGGAGACTGTCTGGCGATCGCTCCAAGCTGATCTCGAAGTGGGTCATGGCAACCCCGGCCGAGAAGGCAGCCATGTGGCGCCAGATCCAGACCTACAACCAAGGCTTACCGGCGAGCGCGCAGATCAAGATGAGTGAGCTCACCAACGCCCAGCAGCGCCGCGCCCGCGAGGATCGCAACGCCGACTTCGCCCACGGCTACAAGACGTCGAAGCGCGATCGGTTCCTCCGCGACGAGGAACGCACCTACAACCTGCACTGAGGTGCCCCATGGACTACGCGAAAGGCGGCAAGGTCACCAAGGGCCGCATCTACATCAAGCCCTCCGATCGAGGTTCGTTCCATCGCCTGACAGGCACGCCTCAAGGCCAGAAGATACCCGAGGCCAAGATCAAGGTTGCCGAGAATTCACCCGATCCTGCGGTGCGCAAAAAGGCGCAGTTCGCGGACAACGCCCGCAAGTTCCAGCACTGAGTATTACCCACGGAGGTAAAAATGTCTTACAGCGGCAAGTTCAAGTACAGCGCCCCGGGCAAGGTGCCCGCGCCCACCGAACGGTGCACACCGTTCAAGGCGCCCGACCAGATGGCCGGTACCAAGGACAACGACGACGCCCTCGTGGGCGGCGACGGCAACATGCCGGTGAAGGACTACAAGAAATCGGGGCGCGGGTAATGGTCAAGAAGCCAGCCACGCGCGACGTTCACAAGCTCTCCAAGAGCAGCGTGAACTACTCCAAGGGCATGGGCAAAACACGATGCCGGAACTGCTCGCACTACGCGGGCGCCGGCGTCTGCCGCCTCGTGGCTGGCGAGATCAACCCCGATTACTGGTGCCGGAAGTTTACCTCGCGAGGTAAGTGATGCCACGCAAAGGGCCGCATAGATACAACGATTATGACCGTGCGCATATCGCCGAGACGGCCGAGCGCGTCGAGGCACGGCGGTTCATGGTCAAGAAGCTGGGCGAGAAAGCCGTCCAAGGTAAAGACGTGGACCACATCCACGCCCTCAGAGGTGGCGGCTCCAACAAGCCGTCCAACCTGCGCCTGCGCAGCCCCCACGCCAACCGCGCCGACAAGACGTATTTCGACTAGGTATTACCTACCGTCAATAAGGATATCAGGTAAGAACGCTAGTAGAACAAAGTCCCACCGAAATCCCACCGTTTTCAGTGGGATCGACGGCAATAAGGAGCTTTTCACGAGGCGTTCACGGAGGCCCATCACCAGGCCCGGACACGCATAAAAGCTAGGTTTTATCAGTGTTTTTAGCTCGCGAGGCCCACCAAAAATCGCGCCGGTCACCAGTCCTGGGAGGTCTGACGCGGATCGTTATGGCGTAAGGCTTTTCCGCTTCCGTCCCACCGATTTCCCACCGTTTGTCGCCAACACATTATCCACAGTTCGACCTGGGATCGCGTCGGGTCGGACATGCTGGTAACGCTGCAGGCTGCGCACGTCGCGCCACACGCCCAGCAGCGCAGCGCGCTTGTCGGGGATCAAGGCAGCATCCGCTGCGGTGGCCAGGGCGTGCCGGCTCAGATGCGGCGTGTAGGTCACGCCCAGGCGTTCACAGAGGGGCTTGAGCCAGCGATAGACACCGCTGCGCGTGCGCCACGGGAACAGGTAGCCGGCCTGGTTCGGCAGAGTGGCGAGCATGGCGACGATCGCCGGACTGATCGTGAGCGTGGCCCAGTCGTCAGTCTTGTGGATGCGCACCTTCACCTTGGCCCCCTGCAGATCTATGTGTGGCCATTCGATCTCGAGGTTGTCGGTGATGCGCAGCCCCAGCTCGTAGAGGAAGGCGAGGAGCAGTTTCTTGTGCGCGAAGTGGAAGTCGGCCCTGTGGCCGAATTTGAATTTCCGCTCAGCCATCGGGTTGGCGAGGAGCGTGCGCATAGTCTCATCGCTCGCCGGCTGGCGGGTCGACTTCCGGCTCACCTTGAACTTGCTGAAACGCTTGTACTCGCACCACTTGTTTTCGGCAGCGTAGTGCAGCACGGCTATCGCCGGCGCCATCACGCTCGAGTTCTTGGTGCCGTCTTCCGCGCCAGGTTTAAGAGCGTGCGCAGCGGCGACGATGGTTGCGTGCGTTACGAGTTTGCAATCGAGTTCACCGATCTCGGCAGCGACAGCGTCGACGGCTTTTATCCAGCCACGGTCTAGATGCGGCCGCGCCGCCTTGTAATGCTGCGCGGCGGTTGCAAAGCCTACCGTCTCTCCAGCAACGGGAGTGCGACGACGCGATCGTTCGGCGAGGAACGTCTGAACCCATTCCTCAGCTCCTTCGCTAGATCTTTGCCCCGTCGAGTGCTCGAACCGACCGTCAACGTCACGACCCCGGACGGTGTAGAAGGGGCTTCGATCTCCTGGCGGGAAGAGTTTGACCCAATAGCGCATTCCCGACGTTCCCTCGTTTCGAACGTCTTGAGATCCTCTTCCGTGATCCGCGCGGCCCTGCCTCGCCCGATCGTCGCGATGCCGTGAACGGCAAGGCGACGGCGTAGGTAAGGCACCGAGTATTGTAAGCGTTCGGCGGCCTGCGGAATTGAGAGGCGACGTTCCCTATCGGACATCTTACCACATACACGCTGCGCGTGCATCTCCTTTTTTGATGCTACCTTACCTGTAGAGGTAAGACTATTCGTCGCCGCGGGAGCGTAGGCTGAACACCCGGCAGTCTTTGCGATCGAAGTAGCAGGCACCGAACGGCTGGTCTTCGGCGAGCTTGCCAGCGCCGTCGCTGGCCATCGTGTAAGGCAGGTTGGCGACTTTCACCTTAACGCCGCCGATCACCATCTCGGTTGTCGTGACACCCAGAATCTCGAGCACGTCCTTCATGTGCTTGCGGTTGATGGCTTCGCCTTCGTTGCGTGCTGTCATATGACCATTCGGTATCTCGATCAGTTCGATGAGGCGATCCCACTGGTCGAAGTCGTATTCATGACTCGACAAGAAGGCGTGAATTTCGCGCGACCCTTCCTTGGTAAAGCGCCATAGATCGCGATCTTCAACATGGTCCAAGAGCCGCGGCCGCGGTGCGCCGGCGAAAAAGAAATCCCAGGTGATGCCAGCACCCGAACGCTCCATGTCGAACACGGCGCTTAGGTCGCCGTTCCACGCTGCCCAATCAGCGACGGTCGGGAGATCCTTGAGCGCCTCGGCCGCGGTCTTGTGGTGGTCGAGCACCAGGACGTTGTTGATTTGCGCAAGTGCCTTGAGTTCCTGCAGAGGATAACTGAAATCGACGATGACGATCTCGCGGTCACGCACCGAAGGCACGGGTTCGCCATAGTTGGCCGGGTGCATATCCACCTTTTCGGCGCCGAAGTAGTTCCGGACAACCCACGCTGCGGTAAAACCGTCGAAGCAGTTGGCATGGTAGACGCAGAGAATTCTGTTTTCCATGTTTTTACCTATTGAGGTTATTCGGGTTGTGTCCTTTGCCCCACCGACTCAGGCAGAAGGGAGAGACTGATGAGCTTTTGACGGGCTACGCTAATCTTACCCGCAGGGATACTTGCTGTTTCGGGCGACCCGGTGCTGCCGTAAAGGAGGCGTCTCCCCCTAGCTCGAGATGGCTTCGGCGTACGCGGCTTCACGGGTGAAGCCGTTGCGTTGCCGGAATTTGTAGTATGTCGCCCGCTGGGGCTTGCTCAGCTTGCGCACCGGCACGGCGCCGATCGACACCTTGCGCGGGTTTTGGCGTATGCTATCCGGGACATACGGCCTCATGAAGCGCGTGGTGCAACCCACGATGCTGCAGGCTTGGGTATATGTCGCGGCTCCCACGAACACGAGCGCACAAACGACAGCTTGCTGGCCGATCAACACGTTGCGGTTAGCCATTAGACCAGGCCCTCTTTGGTGGCCAACCACTCCGGCATGGAGATCGTAACTGGGTCGTTGCGGTCGGGATCGGCCGGATCAAGGGTGCACTCCCTGACCGGCAGCCAGTGCTTCTTGCCGTCGGCGTCTTCGATCCTGACGGCCTGCCCGTGCCGGAACAAGAACGTCACATTGACTTCGACCAGCTCGGCCGCTGCTTCACGATATGACATCAGACCCTCCGCTCTAAATCGTCCCGGTAAAGACCAAGACCCCAAACACCAGACACATCAGGCCCAACGTCGCGAGCCAGCCGTGCAGGAACTTCTTGCCATCCATGGCGCACCCTCAAATCGTCAGCGCGGCGAAAAAGAAGAACGCCGCCATGAACAACAGGAACGCATCGCTCGGCACTGTTACCTCCACAGGTCAGACCTCGATCATGTCGCCGAACACCGGGTCGGCGTAGTTGAACTCCAGGCAGTGCTCTGCCGCCGTCCCGTACATCGTCCCCGAGGCCAGCTTCCCGCGGATCTCCTTCACGCCGAACTGGTCGACGAGCTGTTTGATGATCAGTGACGGCGTGATGTTCTGTTCGCGGAGCCAGTCTTCGAATGGCACCCGGAACATCCGCAACCAGTGATCGTCCTGACCGATCTGGATGCGTACCGACCGGATCGTGTTGGCGTTGATGGCCATGACGGCACCGGCCGGCTGCTGCACCGCGCCGGGGACGTACCTCGGCGGCGCGCCCGGTTTGCGATGAACGATGTTCGTGACCACCGTGTAGTCGCGTCTGTGCTCGTTGATGTACCTGGCGAGGTAAGCCGTGATGTTGTCGGCGATCGAAATGTCGACTGGCGACGTCGTGCGGATCGTGCGCATCTCCTGCAGCCGCTCGATCATGAATTTGGCCAGCCCCTTCACGTCAATCTGGGTGAGGTTGAGCTCGTTGGCGTAGTTGGCCCCGCAGAGTACGCTGCTGATAAGCGCCAACCAGAACCGTTCGTCGGGGCGGAACTTGTAGACTTCCTCGAGCTTCCGGCCGTAGTCGGCGACTTCCCGGGCGATGCGTTCGTGGTTGGCGCCCAAGAACTGGCTGTAGGCGAGCCCGGCCTGCCCGTAGTTTTCTTTGAGTGCACCAAGGATGAGCGCCGCTTCCTGGCCGGAGATCTGGCCGACTGTACCTGGCGGGGTGACGGTGAACTCGAACACCCGGTAAAGACCTGCTGTCGTGGTCTTGGTGCGGCTGAGGACGTAGGCAAGAAGGCTGTCGTTGGAGGCGCAGCACAGGAGCGTCTGCCAGGTGCCGGGTTCGCGGTAAGACGTGTCGGCAGTCAGGCGGGATTTTTCTTTGCCCAGGCTGAGCTGGAAGGCGAGGTTGACGAACTTCTGCGTGTCGTCGGCTTCCTTGAGTTCATCCCAGAACAAGGGAAGATTCTTGGTGTCGCCAACCTTTTTGAGCACGCTGTTGATCGTGTCGGAGAGCGACTGGATCGCCTTGACGGGCGAGCCCCACACTGCCTGCGCGACCTGGAGAGCCGAGCTCTTGCCGATGCCGGACTCCTTCGAGAAGGCGCTGAGCAGCACACCGGACTGGCCTGTAAATCTTACCAGTGGGGCAGCGAAGGCCGCCGCGACGATCGCGTTCAGGGCAGGGCGTTGCTGATCCGTGATCATCTTGGCGGCCTTCGTCCACGGATCCAGCTCGCCCATTGGCGAGTACTGCCCCGCAAGCACCGGGTCGGGATTGGATGCCGGCCGCGGCACGTCCTTGCTCCAAATGTGGCCCGCATAGACGAACCCATCGAGCTTGGCGTCTTTGAGGTACCACCCATAGGGCTGGCTCTGCACCACGTTGCCGCGATCGGTGCGCATCTTCTCGATCCAAGCCACGAAAAAATCTCCTAGGTCGCGTGTGTCACCCAACCCAACAAGCATGCCTTGCTTGGCCAGCGTCTTGGGAAAGCCCGACTTGTCGACGATTACCTCGTAGGGTAACCGGATCTGTCGTTCGGCGCCGACGTGCGTCGTAGTCGTGAAGTGGAGCACCGGCGGCTCCTGCTGCAGCCAGGGCTTATCAAGAGGGAACCGGCAGACGGGCTCGAGTTTTTGGAGCGCTGGATCGTCGGGATCGACGCCGACCTTGCAGACGAAGTTGGTCAGCGTCTCGTACGAATAGCCGAAGGGAAGTGCCGCGAGCGACGTTGGCGGCGGCGCAGGTATTCCCGGAAGAGGGAGCGTGCCCTGAGCTGCGGGAACGTTAAGAACTCCCGCCTGGTTGGCTGGCTGAATACGCGTAGTATAAGCGAGCGGGGAACGGCCTTTTTGTAGGTGCGGGCAGCCAGCACACTCAGGCGCGCCGAACCCGCTGATGGTGCTGCATTTCGGCCAGCCGAGGTTGCGTCGGAACTTGGTGTCGCGCTGCCGGTCATAGAGGGCGTCCGTTTCCTGTTGGGAATACTGTGGATATCCTGATGATAACCTGTGTGTAACCGCTCTGCTGTCTTTACAAAAGAGGGCGACGTTGGTGGTCTGTAGCCAGAGTGGATTGTTGTTGGACTTACCTGCCTCAGTAAGAGACCTGGCGATGAACGGACACCCGGCCGCGACGTCTTCGACGGCTGGCTGCAGATCCTCGATCCCGGCGTCGAGAGGCGGCAGGTCCAGCCCATGGAACGCGGCCGGCAACGGCCCGAGGTTACCCATCAAGGTACGTGGCTTCGAGATCGTCGGGCTGTGGTGCATGCCCACGTACTGCGCGAGCGGCTGCTCGAGCGCCTCGACGAAGTAATCCTGTTGCGAAGCGCCGAGTTGCGACACCGGCTTGGGCACACCGCCTTTCCAGTTCCAGGTGCCGGGCACACGCAGGAGTCTTACGATATCGACGATGCACTGTGTGTCACCGCGGAAGCCTTTGGCGAGGAACCCCGCCGCGAGCGCGGCCGAGAGCTTCATCCAACGTGCCGCGTCGATCGGCTCGACCAGCGTCCAGTGTGCATGGAAGCCACCCGAACCCGAGCGGATCACGAACGACTGGACGGGGAGCCCGAGCTCCTTGCGGATACGGGCGAACTCCGACACGGCTTCCTGGACGTTGGCGTAGCCGTGCTTGAGATCGTCCGGCTTGACGTCGACGTCGATGTAAAGAGATTTTAGCCGCGCCACGTTCTCGCGCAGCCGGATGCCTTGTAGGTAAGGCTTGCCCTTGCGGGAGGTTTTCTGCTGGGCGTTCTGTTGCGCCGACATGCAAACATACACGTCGGTCTGGAGGTTAGTCGCTGCCCACTCGATGGTGCGCGCGGCCTCGTCGACGCTCCGGCAGGCCCGGCCCGGCACCGCCTGCATCGGCTTGCCGTTGGGGAGCATCCTGGGCTGGCCCTTGTCGTCGGTGAGCTTGACGACGTAGTGGACATTCACGAACGACGGCGGCTCGCCTTCCTGCGGCCACGGCAAAGCCCTTGCCAGAAACTCCCGCCCCGGATTTACGAAAACCTGAACCAAGCCCAACCCCGTCCCTGGTCTCGATTACCCCGATGGGTAAGACTGGAGTTGGCCGGTGGGGTTACCACCGGCCTCTCCGTTCGTTCTTGCTGGCCGGCTACTGGCCGAGGAGCCGCTCGAGCTCCGCGTCGACATCCAGCAGCGCCGGGTCCGCCGCAACAGCCGTCCCGGGCTGTGGAGCAGGGTCTGCCGTCGTCGCCACCACTACCGGGGTCGGCGGGGTCACGGTCGCCGCGGGAGGAGGCGGGGCGACGACGGCAGGGGCGGTCGCTGTGTTGAGATCAGCGGCCGCGGGGGAAGATGTGTCGGCTGGGGCCGGGGATGGCGGCGGCGTGCTCCTGGTCGAGCGACGCCGTGCGGCGGCAGGCTTGGGTGCTTCGAGCGTGACACCGTTGGCCGCTGCCTGACGTTGCAGCCACGCCGCGAACTCGGGCGTGCCCTGCGCCGGCATCGGGTCCGCGACAGGGGGCGTCGGAGGCACGGGCGCGGGTGGGGGTGCGACGACGGCAGGGGTGGGCGACACAGTGACTGCCGCCGTCGCAACCGGCGCTGGGGAAGGCGCCGGGGTCGTGGGGGGAGCCTGGCGTTGCAAGAACGCAGGCGGGGCGAGATCGTCGTCTTCGGCGCCTGAAACAGCGGTGCTGACCACAGGGGCCGGACCGGGCACGGGCGGGGCGCTGGGAACAGGAGGCGGCGGGGGAGCGACCTGCACGACGGGCGCGGACGGCGGGGTCGGTGCCGGAGGCGTCGGCATGGTGACCGTCATCTTGCCGGCCTTCACCAGGGCGTCGTCCGTCCAGCCGGCGGCGTGATACTGCTCACGGGTGAACTGCTCGCCCTGTGCCATCGTGTAGATGGGCTGAGCGGCCGGGACCGGCGCCGACACAACGTGCGGCTGGGACGCCTGTGCGCTGTTACCCGGCTGGGCAAGTCCCGCGTTGGCACCACCCTCGACGCCTTCATGGCGCGCCATGTCGACAGCCTCCTGCAGGATCCGCTTGGTGCGCGGGTCGTTCTGCAGCTCGGCGACGAGCTGAGCCTCCTGTTCGTTGATGACGCGCGAAGCCGTGAACACCAGCTTGGGGTGCGCCGCCTGGACGTCGAACGAGAGCACCGTCTCCACGGCGAAATAGGGATAGCCCTGCGCCGCCAGGTTGTTCGAGTACTGGCTCATGTCCGACAGCGAACCCGCCGGGACGCGCAGCAGCAAGGGGCCGCCATAGGTCTCGTTGCGCATGTCCCCGGCCGGCACGATCGCAAGGCGCTTGTAGTCCTGGCACGCCTTGCCGGGCTTGCCCGACGGCAGCATCTTGGAGCCCCAGACGTTCATGGGGCACGCCGCACAGGTCTCGCACTGCTTGTGGGGGGACGCCGGGTCGGGGCGCACACCATCGACCGACGAGCAGTCCGGCGCCGACTTGTCGCCCTCAGAGTAGCCGTCCTTGTACCAGAGCTTCGAGATCGCCGGGGATGCGTTGACGATGATGATCTCCACCGTCGGCTTGGCGCCAGCCGGCGGCCCACCCGGGACGGACGGCGGCAGCGTCAGCGTGTACTCCTGGCCGCGGTACTTGATGCGCCAGACCTTACCTCGGTAGGTAAGAATGCCGAACGCGCCGCCGACGCCTTCCGACATGTTGTTCTGGAAGTCGTTCTTCTGGAAGATGGCGGGCAGTGCGCCCAAGGATGCGGGGACGATCGCGTTCATATGTCTCCTCGACGTTTCGGTTTTGACAGGGGGCGAAGGAACAGTGGTCGCGTCTATGCGCGGCGCACGCTGAGAGTCATCATCTGAGAAGTCTTCACACCGGGCGGCGGAGCACCCGTCTCCTCGATGCATTGGAAGATCGCCGGCGCGTTGGCGCGCAAATCAACGAGATCCCAGAGCTCCATGACGGTGACGTACTCGCGGAACGCCTCGCGGTCCTCGACGGTCGCGGAGCGACGCACGGTCGACGTGATCGTGCCGGCTTCGGTGCGCATGCTCTTGACGTTCTGGGTCTGGAGATGCTGCAGAAGCATGCCGTCCAGCCGAGCCCGCATCTCGTTGAAGGGCTTGAGCTCGTCGGCGTGGCGGTCGGAGATTTCCTTGATCTTGTCGCGAAGTTTGACGTATTGACCAACGACCTTCTCGACGTCGATGGCTTGCGGTGCGGCCTGGGGCGCAGGCGCAGCGACTTGTGACCCATCCATAGGTAAGACCCTCTCTGTAGGCTTTGTAAAGCCTGCCTCTCTATACAATAGGGAGACAGGTATGTCAATAGGGAGAATTACCCCCAGGTATTACCTGTGGTGGTTAATTATCCCTGAACAAGTCAAGCAACGACCCCTGCATGTCCTGACTGTTGATCAGGTTCGAGTACATGCGAGCCTCGGTCTTGGTGCTCTGCAGGTGGTGGTATTGTTGCTTGCGCTTCTGGCTAACGCGGCGGGTGCGGGCGTTCGCCTGGTCGTAGATCTCGAGCGACGTAATCGGCGCCGTCCAAATTGTGTTGTCGGCAGCGGTGAGTGTGACACCGTGCGCCATGCACTGCGGGTGCGCCGGTAAGACCTTGTACTGATCGGTGTTCTGGAAGGCGTTGAAGATCTGGTTGCGGGCGCTGATCGGCGTGTCGCCCGAGACCGCGGGGGCCACGTCCCACCCCTCGGCGTTGATGGCGTCCCAGATGCCTTTCAGCGCGTGCTTGAACGGCACGAACACCAGCACCTTGCCGTCGGCCGCCTCGATAATGTCAAGGATCGTCTGGATACGCGCGTCGTTGTCGAGCTGGATAACACCCTGAGTGTTGGAGTAAACCCAGCCCAGGCTGATCTGCAGCATTTTGTTCAGCGCGGCACCAGCGTTGACAGCCGTGATCGCCTGGTTACCTACAGCGGCAAAACAGTGCTGCCGGATTTGCTCGTAGACCTTCGCCTGCTTCGGCCCCATGTCGACTTCGATGCGGCGGCTAATATAAGGCGGCAGCTCGGTGACGTCTTCCAGGGTGTAGCGCACCGCGGGCTTGAGCACCTCGAACGCCTTCTGCGTGGCGTCGTGGCGCGGCACCCATTTGAACTGATTGATCTTGACCATCAGATGATCGCGAAACCGGCCAAAGAACTTGGGCACGGTGTTCGGTGTCACGATGCGCGCCTGGCCCCACACATCGGTCGGCTGGCGCGGCGCCGGGCTGCCGGTAAGACCCCACACCCAGGTGAAGCGCTGGGCGAAGTTCTGCATGATCTTGGAGCGTTCTGACGCGTTCCGATACACGGCGAGCTCGTCGATCGTGAGAGCGTCGCCGGGTCCGAACTTCTTGGTGAGTTCGGGGAGTACCGTTTTCACGCCGTCGTGGTTGATGATGTAGACGTCGGCGTCCTTGGCGAGCGCATCGAGGCGCTGCTTGCGCGTACCATAAACAACCGAAGTTCGAAGATGCGGCAGGAAGCCAAACGCTTCGGACTGCCAGACGAATTTGAGGGTGGACAGGGGCGCCACCACCAGCATCTTCCGGGCGACGCCTAACCCCTGCAGGTAATCGAACGCCCAGAGCGGGCAGAGCGTCTTACCCACGCCCATGGTGGAGAGCACGTAGGCACGCAGGTTCTCTGTGAGCAGCCGCACGGTGTCCTTCTGGACTTCGAACGGTGGCTTGCCGAGCGGGTGAGGGAAGTCATAGTGGAAGAGCACCGGCGACGGCACCTCGAGGCCGAGGTTGCGCAGCATGAGCGTCGTCGACGGATCGTGCTTGAGCCACGCCTTGGTGGCATCAACCGGCCGGAGATCCTGGAACAGGCTCTTCACGTCCGGCCGGAGCGGCACCAGCACGGACTCGCTGTTGACGTCGACGGGTAGCATGTTGTTTTACCTGCTGAGGTAAGCGAAGAGGCACAACACGGCGAAGCCAGCGGTATAGGCTCGCCAAGCCGTCCTGATTACTGACGACAAAAACCTTGGCGCCGGCGGCGAGCATACGAAGACAAGTGTCTCGCTGCCGGCCTGTGAGTTCGCCACCATCGCGTTTGGTCTCCACGTAGAAGGCGTAGCCGCCGGCACACCCTGAGAAGTCCAGCCCCGACTTGCCGAAGCCTCCCGGCACGGGCATCTCGAAGTAGACTTGGTCGAAGGCGTTAAGAACCTTCTTGACTTGGTTTTTGGTGCGGCCTTCTGGTGTCACCAAAGAAGCATATCACGTCGGCTTGGGGATTTCCTTCTCGCCGTTACAGCGCTCGCATTTATCATCGCCGCATTCCGGGCACGTCATAGTGCCTCCGTCCTCAGGGTCTTCAACCCAGCCATTGCCTTCGCATGCTTCGCAATCGGGGATTAGTTGCCCTGTGCCGTTGCAATCAGGGCAGGGGATGTATTCCGGTTCTTTCGGCGTGCTCATGTTTACCTCCCTAGGTTAGCGTGATCCGATCCCATGATGCGGGCACTTCGTGACAGTGCACCACGATTTGCAGAGACCCCCGGGCTTGGCCGGAAAATTGTCCTGCAAGTACGCCTGCTCATAGGCGTTGAGCTCGGGCATCAGGTGGTTCCAGAGATCCACCATCATCGGCCGGGTGAACGTCACCCTGGTGCGGGCGTTGTTGCCGAGCCAGATGTACTCCGTGAGCACTTTCTGGATGTTGGGGTAGGTGGCGAACACGACAGCGGCGGTGAGCGCCAGCTGCTCGCTCTCCTCGTTGATCTTGCCGGTTTTCCAGTCGATCGCCACGGCAGCCTGCTGGCCGATCTTCACTCCGTCGACCTTCACTCGGAGCCACACCTTGGGGTCGAAGAACCCGCATGGCGTGAAGTCCCGACGCAGGCCCATGCTCTGCTCGACCAGGAGCTGCATGCCCGGCACTGGCGCCGCGAAGCGTGCAGCCTCCGGCTCGAAGTCGCGGAACGGGGCCGGCAGAGGGATGTTCTTTTCGCAGCGTTTGGCCATGGCGTCGTGCACGGCGTTGCCGTACGTCAGCGCTTCGGTCTCTTCTTGTTTGACGTCCTTGGCCAGATCCGTGTGGTAGTGCTTCTTGGGGCACGCACGATAGTTCTTGAGCCTCGAGTAGCTCCAGGTGAACGGTTTCTTGATGGGCGCGCCGCCGGCGCCGGTTGTCGTAACCTGCCAAGGTAAAGACGCCATGAGTTACTCCAGCAGAAGTCTGACTTGGGCGATAAAATTATCCGAGGGGAACACCGCCGTGTCGTCCTCGATCGTGTTGGCCGTGCCGTCCTTGACGTAAAAGAAGAATGTCTTGTCGGCGTTGGCATAGATGTGGGCGTTGGCGATCTTGGAGTGTGGCAGCCCTTGGACACGCAGCCGGTCCAGCAGCAAACGTAGGAGATTGGGGAGAGCCACGTCGGTATGCACGCTGATAGCCGTTTGGCGTTGTTCTTGTGTGTTGCTGGCACCCATAGCAACCATTGGCGGCGGCGGGGGAATGACCCTAGAGAACAATTTTTTCTCCTCAAGCAATGTGAGTTCGCCTGCCTTCATCTCAAAGTAAGTCTTCAAGAGGTCGTCGAATCCAAGAAAACCCCGGTCAATTCGTCGGCCATTGAAAACCATACAGTCCCGCCGCGCGTCATAGTCGAGGTTCGTCAACGACGGTGCCGGCGAAGTCGCGTTGCCGTATGGTTGCATGCCATGGCTCATGCTAGTACCGCCCCCGCTCACGGCGCTGCCAACGTTCCCAACGGCGTTGGCGTTCGGCATCGTCTTTTTTCCCAGCGGCCACCAGCTCATCTATCGCCCCCACCAATAGCCTCATCGACGCGAGCAGCTCCTCCGACGGATAAAGGTCTTGCTTGTCGGTGATCATGCCGTACTCGCCGGTCCGCCGATCGCAATACTGCACGCCGATCTCGTTGGTGCCCCACTGCAGCGTGAGGCTTACCTCCGCCAGCGGGAAGCGCGGGTGTCCCGTAACGAACTTCGACCAGCCCAGCGCATGCCAGAGCTGATCGAGGGGCTGGGCGGATGTGATCACGTCTTACCTGCATGGGTTAATGCGCCTTGCCGTAACACACATCTATGCCGACCTCGCAGTTGAGCGGCACTGTTGGCATCCACTTCGGCGGTATCCGCATGGCCGTCTCCATGATCTGCTTGACCATGGGTGCCACCGCGGCGGGCGCCACGTAGACCAGCTCGTCGTGCACCTGCATGGCCAGGCGACCGCCGAGGCACTTGATGGCGGGGCGGATGTCGAGGGCGACGTCCATCACCACGATGCGCGCCAGGGCCTGGATGATGTTCTCGAGGAGCTTGCCCCCGTAGATTTTCTTCATCCGGTTGCCGTACGTGAACCACCAATCGCCCTTCACTGACCTGTGCAGGTTACGATAGAAGAGGCTCAGGTCGTTCGGCAGGCGGATCTCTTCGAAGAGGATCTGCACGGGGCCAACCATGAAATTGGTCGCGGGGTTGGTCATCGCCGGGATGACGACGTTGTTGAGGTACGACCACATCTTGACGATCTCGGGCTTGCTGCCGCGATAGCCGTAGACGTGGCGCTGCGCCTCCTGGTCGCTTAAGATAATTGGCGTGCCGGTCTGTTCAGCGCTGACGTGCTTGATCGAGCCCTGATATTTGCGCCAGCCGACGCCGTAGCCACACATCAGGATGAGTTGCTTGCCGACGAAGCGCTCAGTCTTGAGCGCCTTGGTGACGGGGTAGCCGTAGACGAGCGACGCCTGTGTGGCGTAGGGGTCGCCGCCGGCACGGAACTCTTCGACGAGATCGGTCTGACCACAGAAGCACGCATTAAGGCGCGCCTCGATCTGGCTCTCGTCGCCGGCGATGATCAGGTTATCGGGCAACGATGCTCTCCCGCAGCATGGCCCGCGGACGCTTCCTCGAGGGGCGCGCCAGGTTCTGTTGGTTGAGCCGCCAGTCGCCACTAAGCCGATGCGTGTGGGCGCCCGACACCTTGAGGGCGACCGGGAACATGCCCTTGCCGTAGTGCGGGAAGTCGAGCTGAGAGATGTTTAAAAATCTTTCCGTGCGTGTCTCTTCCAACGTCGACTTGTGGCCCAGCCGCGCAGCCACGATCGCCTGCACGGCGGGGTCGGGGTGCTCGGCGAGCTCCTTCATGGCGTCGTCGGTCTTGGCAAAGGCGTAGGTCTGTTTGTCGGGATCGCTGGGCGACACCTTCAAGGGCGGGTCGATACCCATAGAGGTAAGTATCTCGGCGAACTTGTCGTTCGACATGAGTATGCCGATGGACTGGTCTTTCATCTCCTGGGTGCTCATGTCCAAGCCGGCCTGCGCTAGGAGCATATCCTTGTCGGCACGGACTTGGCCGAGATGCTCCTTCAGCGTGCCGGGGTCCAGCGTCAGGCTCGGCTCAATCGCCATGCGGTGCACCATGTCGGCGATCGCGATCTCGCGCTTGGGCATCTTAGGATAGAGATGCTGGAACACACCCCAGCAGAGCTCGGCGTCCTGGCAGGAGTAGGCCGCGTATTCGTTATAGAAGCCCGCGTTGATAATACCTTGGCGGGTAAGACCGTTCACTTTGTGGACAGTCGTGCCCTTGGCGCCTAGCCCCAGGTAGCGTGCTACCGATGCCAGATCGTTACGAGCAAGGATGTGGCCAAGGAGTGCACGACTAAGGCTAAGAGTGCACACGTACAGATCAGCCACAAAGCCGTGACGCCACGAAGCAATGCACGCGTCAAAGAGTATGTTGTGGGCGATGAGGCAGATCTTCCAGCCGGCACGCTGGGCAGTCTTGAGTTGCTCGAGATACGCTCCGACTTGTGGGCCATCAATCCACCCCGTCTGGCTGCCGTTGATCTTTACCGCGCAGCCGATCTCCTCGAACTTGGGGTCGAGGATGTAGGAGGGCGTGTCCAAAACTCGGAGCGAGTATTTCAGCGCCGTGCTGTAGAACGTCTCCCAGTCCAAGACCACGAACAGCCAGCCGGCTTTACCTGGAGAGGTTACTTCCAGATGTCGATTGTCCGTCGGAGTGACGGCGCCAGTGTGTTGAGCTGCGCCTGGGCTATCTTGGAGCGCCCCGGCCGGCGACGCCTGGGCAACGGGAACCGAAAGGTCCAGCAAGTGTGCCTCTGTTTGTTCCAGTAAGTGGCGCTGCTCAGGAAGGACTGCGCGGGACGATATTCGAGATACGTGACCACATCGTTAGGGTCTCGAACTAGAACACCGTCCCGCTCGTAATAGGTGGCGTGATACCAGCGGAAGCTGCTGGGCCACTTACTCCGCGGCCGCGCGGGCTTCGGCGATCGGGTCGAGCTCATCGTCTTCCAGGCCGGGCGCCTCTTCGGTGTACTCTTCGGACGCCGGCGGCACGTCGGGGGCGTACTCGATCGGTGCAGAGTCCACGACGTTCATGGTGATTTCCGGGCCGACACCATGACCGATCATCTCCACCACGCTGGGCTCGTTGAGGACGGTCGGGGCAGGCGCCGGCGGGGGGGTCGGAATGGCAGGCTTGCTGTCTCTCAGGAAAGCCTCCTCGTTCAGGATGATCTGCGTCTTCAGGTCGTATGGCGCGGCGTGGCCGCCGGTGCGGTCGAACGGGTTGGTGCGTCGAACCCGCTTCTGGGTCTTTGTCTTGCGGACCTTGGCTTTGACCAGTTTCTTCTTGGTCGCCTTCGGCTCTTCCTTCGGCGCCGTGATGTCCACCTTGGCCAGGCGGGGCTTGCCCTTGCCGGGGAGCTGCTCGATGAACCGGCGCAGCAGCAAGCTCTGCGACACGCCAATGCGCGCCGAGAATGAACGGATGCGCTTGATGGACGCGAGTGGGATCTTGACGTTGTAGAGGGCGAGCGTGGTCATTTATTCCTCTAGGGCTTTACCTCTGGGGGTAAGTGCTTTTTTACCAGATACTATAAGGAGTGTCAATAGGGATAAGTCTTACCCTATTTAGGCGGCGCCCAGATGTCCACGATAATCGTGTGGGTGGGTGGGAGGGGGTAGAGCTCCTGCGGAAAGAACCGCACAAAGGTCGGCCGCCCCGCAATGGTCTGACCCTGCCATTCGACCTCGCAGTCCGGCAATGCAAGCACGTCGTTGTTTTTGACGTAGCCGTAATCACCGCTACGGGAGCTAAAAATCACGCGCCACCACCAGGTGTTCGTCCACTTGCGTTTGGGGGTCATGACCAGATGTCGATTATGTGGGTGCGTGCCGGCAGTAGTTTGATCTCGCCGTACAGTTCACGCGGCCACGAACGCCATACTCCCTGCACGGTGGGCATGTCTTCGCGATAGGTCGCCTCAACGCGTTCTTCGTGGCGGAGTAAAACCGTGTATGGGAAAGCCTCGCGGGTAAACTCCAGACGCCACCACCAGAAGATTTTCTTAGGCACGCTTGCGCCGCCACCAGCTGCCGTTCAACTCCACGCCCCAGTCTTTCGGGGCCGGCTTCGTCTCGACCTGCACCATGCCGAGACCCTTGACCAACCGCTGGGCGCTCTCGATCGCCTTGAGCTGGGCCTCGGCACGCTCCTCGCGGATCTGGACGTCGCTCTCCCGCTTGGACACCACGCCCTCGCGCTCCTGCACGGCGGCTTCGCGCTGGACGATCTCGGCCAGGGCGCGCTCGAGGAACTGGCCCATGGTGTTCTGGTGGTGTGGGTCGACGTTGGTGAAGTCGACACGCCCCATAGCTTCCAGGGCGTTTTGCAGATCAGTCATGTTTTACCTCTGTGGGTTAGATCACGATTTGCAGTGACAGCCTCGGCACGCACGTCACCCCGGGCATAAGTGGATGCACGTAGCTCGGCGCCCCATTCATCGTGATGGACGCCATCTCGGCAGGGATCTCGGTGTGGTCCACGATGCCGACCATCAGCGCGCCAGCAATCAAGTGGTTGGCGTGCTTGAGCGCCTCGACCATGTCGGCCGGCACGGGCTTGCGGCCGCACGGATACTTGGCGTGCTGGAGCTTGTCGGCGAGTGGGTGGTAGGCTGCGTCCACGCGCTTGAGCAGGGGCACGATGCCGGGGAGCAGCCAGCGCGCGTGCGCCTTGTCGCCCGTGGCACAGAAGCGGTTCACCCACATGAACACTTCGGCCACGAAATCGTACTCGATGCCGACGCGCAGCCACTCCTTGGCCATCTCTTCCAGACGGTTCACGAGTTCAACATTGGTGTCGGTGTAAAACGTCTTGGACTCCAGGACGTGCCGGGCGAACTTCTGGGAGCGTGACCAGTCGAGTTGGAGCCAGTGGCGCTGGTTGCCGTCTTGCGGCGTGATGCAGTTCTCGACACCGATATCGATCGGGTGTGTCGGCATGGGCATTTCCACTGCGAACACGCCCGACGAAAAATAACCTTGGTAGGTGAGTGCTGCCTCGCGGGCAAACGCACGGCGTTCTGGTTCGATGAGGATGTCGCAAAGACTGTCGGCAGGGATGTCGCGGATCTGATTGTGACGATTGAGGTAGACGCCGAGCTGGTGGATCTGCTTCACCAGCGCGTCGCGCAGGTCGTTGTTGAACGCGCCAAGTGATCTCTCTCGTGCCAAGTGTCTTACTCCCAGATGTTCAAGATTGTTCGTTTCGACGGTGGAGAGAACGGAAAATAGAAATCAAAGCCTCCACCGTTGCGTTTGTAGCCGTCGACGTCGGGCCAGAACTCATCTTCGCCTTCGTGAATTACGTGGGCGGCGCCTTTATAAGCGTTGAACGAGCGCCCCAACGAGCTGTAGTACCGCTGCCAATAGATGATGAACCGCGCGATCGCCACGGCTTTACTCCCAAATGTTTATGGTACTTCTGTCGAATGGCTCGTTAGGGGCCTCGGTGTAGGCCAGACATGCCCGCCAACCTTTTTGTTCCGTTGTTTTCACACCGCTGTAGTGGGCATTCAGGTCGTGATAGCGCGGCATGATTTGGTTCTGGTTGAAAAGGTCTATGGCTTCAACGAAGCGCAGGTAAATCCGGCCCGAACTGATACGCACGGGCCGGAACACGACGATGAAGAGGTTTTTACCTGTGTAGGTCACGGCCACAGCGATACCACTGTTCGTTGGTAAGGTGCGGGCTCCATGACTACGCACCAACGATTGTACTCACCGCGTTCGTCCTTGCCTTTCGGCACAAAGATAGGGCCGGGCGGTCCAGGATGTGACGACAACATGTGGTCCATCACCATTCCACCGGGCCGAAGCACGTATTGCGCCCAACAGAGTTTTACCTCCACAGGTCAATCTCCGTTCGGCGATCCGGTGGCGGGTAAGGGAAGTGCACCTTCACACTGAAATTGCTGTGGCAGAATTCTTGGACCGGATAGGCGACCGAAATCTCGCGCCGGTCCAGATAGCGTCGTGTCTCCTTGAGCACCCAGTATTTCTTAGGGTAGGCCAGCCAGTACTCGCCAGACCAAGGCAAATGAAACCGCAGACCGTCGAAAACAATCCGAGCGCGCTCCGCACCAACGGCGGAGGCGGGGATCTTGTCCAGGTCGATCATGTCACACCCATATGTCGATCTCTTTGCGCCGCACCGGCAAGCTCTCGATGGTGGGATAAATTGCCATGGGGAAGTAGCACACGCACCGCCAAGTCTGACCACCGAATTGGTTTGGCGGGCCAGCCTTCCAACTGGCCGTGATTTTGGCGTTCCCCCGTATGTCGCCCCCTGGCCCCTTGCGATACCAAGCGACACGCCACCACGTTCGCTTGGCTTTGGCCTTGGGTGCCTGGTTACGCCGTGCCATCGTTCGGGATCTCCACCACCGCGCCGAACGGGTACTTCTTCGGGTTGTGGCTTATGTCGCCCCAAATGACTGGATAGTCGGGCGCGTGCTCCGGGAATGACCCGTCTCCATCGGTCAGGTACACCAGCGCGTCGATCGGGCCGATGTCCAGCTCAACGATCTCGTCGAACACCGGCACGAACGACGTGCCGCCGCCGCCCACCGCACCCTTGGCGTAGCACTCCCGCAAGTCGCCGCTGTCTTCGATCTCGTCGGTGCGATGCACCTGGGCGTCGCACCACATGACAACGATGCGTTTGGGGCGGATCTCTTCGAGAATGCCGGCGAGCTCGCCGAAGAAGCGTTCGATCAGCTTGGGCACGGCGTAGATCGAGCCGGACGTATCCATACCCACGACCACCGTGCCGGCGCCGTTGCCAGCCCGACCTGGCGCGCCGATGTCCCTGACCACAAGCCGCCTGTCCAAGCGCCGATAGTCGTAGCGGGAGCGACCGACGTTCCTTGCAAAGAGTCCCTCGATGTGGTCGGTCCAGCTCACCTTGGGCTTGAGGAGCTCCTCGAGCTTCTTCTCGAGGGCCGCGGGTAGCTTGCCGGCGCCCCTCGCGACGGCCATCGCGCCGATGATCGCCTGTTGCCAGACTTGTTCGTTGGGCTGCGCCTCGTGACTGTCGGGATCCTGGCCTGACGTCTGACCCGGCTGCATGTGCTCGTCGAACCGCTTGTCGTTGAGTGCGTTACCTTCTGGGGTAAGTTGGCCCTTGCCTTTGCCCTGACCGGTCTGATCCTGGCCCTGGCAGTCGTCGGGCTGGTCGCCTTGGCCTTGGCCCTTCTTGCCTTGGCCCTTGCCCGAGCCGCCGCCCTGCTTGGGCATCTGCATGACGCACTTCGGGAAGAGCTGATGGTAGACTTCCTGCCAGCTCATTTCAGACGTGAACCGCTTGTCGTAGCAGCCGCTGTCGGACGGCATCTTACCGACGTTGCTCTCGATCAGCATGGCGTTTATCACCATGTCCTGGGCGATGTTCGCCAAGTCATGGATGAACGGCAGAGACTGGCCGCCGTGCAGCACGGGCGTATTGTTCTTCTGGTGCTGGTAGCCCTGCGCGCAATGAAGAAACATATTATGCGCGATCTCGTGGCAGCACAGGAAGCCACGCTCGTGCAGTCCGTACTTGAAGAAGAAATCCGGGTTGGCCAGCATGCGTCGGCCGTCGGTGGCCAGGGTGGGGATGTCCCGCGTCCAGAAGATCACGCCGTCGGTCTGGTCCGGGTTCATCATCTTGTAGAAGATGTGAGTGAAGGCCGGCTGGGTGAACTGCATCCAGCTCTTGGTCTTACCCCATTCTTCGGCCTGCTGAGGCGTGATCTCGCACGGCGTCGGCTTCGGGAGCAGATGCCCCGGCACATAGTCGAGGTTGGATTGGTCGGTGGTGGTTTCCACGGATTTACCTCTCTAGGTTATTCCCAGACATCAAGAATACGGTAACTGTCTGGAATGGCATGAGCGACGAGAAACTCTCTGCCACGCCAATCCATATCATCGTCGCCAGCGCGCATCCGATGGCGCGTGCCGTCTCCTGCAATTCTGAAACGGCGGACAACTAGCCTAGCCGCTTTTGGTGTTGTTCTCCTGCAGCTCGAACTCCTCCTTCCCCATGAGGAAGTCGTCGCTGTAGAGCGTGACGCTGGGCTTGCCGCCGCCATCATTGACGGCACCATGGGCGAGCTTCGCCGCGCCCTCGATGTTGCGGCCAGCTTCCTTGACGATCTCGAGGAGCGTGTTCTGCAGCTCTTCGTTGGGCGTGTCGAACGACAACACCAGGTGATAGTCCTTGCGAATTGTTACCTCCATAGATTGATTTTACGCCTTCGATTAGGAACATGCCCTTTCCGTAAAAGCCACCAGCGCCCGCCGCCGATAGCTACTTCTCCATCACGCCCGCCTAAGCCATCGACATTGTTGGCTTCGAGGCACTTTGTGAGCCAGAAATTGGAGAACTCGCCCCGCACTTCCAGCTGGTGCCAGTGTCGTGTTCGTTTGTCGAATACGAACCGGCACCAGTGGATTTGATAGGGCACGTCTTACCTCGCCAGGTTACTTTGTCGTTTACTGGCCGATGAGATTAATAAGCGCCGCGTTCTTCGGGATGAACTTGTCCTTCATTCCCTTGGCGGCCAGCAGCCGATGGTTGCGCTTGATGGCCGCGGCGCCGAACGTGACTTGGAACTCTTTCGGCAGACGCAGCGCGTAGTCGACCACTTTCTCGGCGTTCTCGATCGTGCAGCGATGCGCGCACTCGTAGGCGATCAGCATCTTGGCGTCGGGCTTGGGCGGGATCTCGGTGCCGGCCGGGTCCTTCACGATGTCGTCGAAGTCCGGCACCTCGGTCTTGAGCTTGCACCACGTCAAGAGATGATTGGTCGGCGCCGAGCCGATCAGACCCGAGACCATCTCGGAGATCATCGCCTCCTCGGCCTCGTCGCCGAGCGGCAGCGCGCCCGACTTGTCGAACTTGCCCTCGAGAAGCTTGCTAGCCATGACCAACGAGCGAGGCGTGCAGAACGGCCCTTGCTTCTCGGGCACCTTGCCCTCGAACACGATGCCCGGGTTCTTGAGGGCGAACGTGATGAAGAGGGGATTGACACCCGTGCGCACCGCCCAGTCTTCCCACGCCTTGACGTCGGGCTGGATGTGGATCTCGGCGCGCCGGTTGATGATGAAGTCGAACTCCTTGGTTGAGCCCGAACGGTCCTGGGAGCGGTTGGAGGCGACCACCACGCCGATGCCCTTGTGGAGCTGCCACTTGCCGGCACGGCGGTTGAGCAGCACCTCGGCGAAGGCGCGCTTCACGTCGGGATCGGCCTTGTCCCACTCGTCGACGAACACGACGCCGCGATCGTACTCGTTCATCGGGATGCCCTCGTCGGAGATCATCCAGGGCGGCATGGTGAACTCGGAGATCCGCACCTCCTTGTCGTTTACCACCTGCTTGCCGGGAATGAGATAGCCCAGCACGTCCGACGGGGTGTACGTCGCCAACATGACCGTGGTGATGCCCCACTTGGGCAACGACTTACCCATGTAGGTACGCGTCGCCGGCTCCGCCTTGTTGTACTCGGCGACTGCTTGATTGGTGCCCTCGGACTTGCCGATGCCCGGCGCCGACATGATCTGCACGGTGATGTTGGCGTCGAGGTAGCTCCTCAGCACACCCTTGAATTGCCGCATGTTCATTGGTCGTGACCCTTCTCTCGTTGACGATTACATACCACCGGAAGCCGCCGGCGCGGGATTTGTTTATGGTTCCCAGATGTCGATGAGTGTTCGGCGGCTCGGAGCGGGGTAGCTCACGATGCACCACCTGAACCAGAATGCTGTCTGGCCCGGACCGGCAGGCATATCGAGCGGTCCCTGGTCGACCACGCCGCCTTTCCATATGTCATCTCGCACCCAAACCGCGGAATAATGGGTGAAAGCGACGTAGCGGGCGGCGCAGAGCTTACGATCGTTTTGACGCATCGACCGGGATCTTCAACGCGTCTTCGATGTCGACGAGCGCGCCATTGACATGGCCCAGCACCTTGGCGTCGACCTTGTCGGTGACGTCCATGACTTCATGCAGGTACTTCCGCCAGGCCATGAGCGCTCGATAGGCGTCGCCGCCCAGCTCGAGGTTCTTGCGAACGTCGATGTTCATCAGACGAGCCAGCCCTCGTTCTCGTCGATCTGGGCGATGGTTGCCTTGATGCGCTTGCCGGCACGCTCCGCGGTCAGGCGCTGGGTGTTACCGTCCGCGCCAGTCGGATAGAACATATGTTCGGCGCGCGGGGCTGCGATGCCGAAGAACATTCCACAAAGGTCGTCGATAGATTTCCCGGTGAAAGAGCTCGCCACCAACACTTCGTCCCTCTCGTTAACCACGGCCATGGTGGCGTACTTGCCCTGAGGGGAAACGAACGCTCGTAAGCCAGCCCGGCGCAATGCCGGCACTGCCGTACCCCAACCCAAAGCACACGCGCTCGTGCCACAGGTCGCCTTGAATTCACGTCGATGTTCGGGGCGAACCTTGGGCTTGCCCCAAGTCAGCATCGAAAACTTGCCCTTGAGCTCGGGCGCCTTCTCGATCAGGAAGTTGGCGAGCGCCAACAGACGACGCCGACCCTTGCTTTTGTTATTCGCAACCATGCCTTACCTCCAGAGGTTAACTGTCCAAATTCCAAAACGGATCTCTCGCCGCGAACTCCTCGTCCGCGTCGGTGATGAAGTTCCCCGGCAGTTTCAGGCTGCCAGATCGGAGTTGTATGGGAGCAGGGGCCAGGCGCTTGACGACACGGCAGCCATCGCACTCGACGACTTTGCGTGTGGATACGTCCCAGCGAACGGTCGTGCCGCTCGAGAAGCGCCGGCCGCACTTGCAGCGTCCAGAGTATTCAGCTCGTAGTGGGATCGCTCCGCTCATCGTGGCGCGCATTATAGTAAATGCCTCCACGTATGTCAATGGGGAGATTGTGGGTAAGTCTTACCTAGTCAGGTAAGAACTAGCTCCTTACCTCGATAGGTTACTCGATCTCTTCGAACTCGAGCTGGTCGACTGTCCACTCCTCGCCGGCAGAGCAGAGATACACCGTCCACTGATCTTCGGGCTTTGGGTCTTTCGGATCGCCGTTCGGCCCCTGGCGGAGCTGTTGAACGGTCTCCATGCCGTCCCAGAAGATCTCGGACCCACCTGCATGTTCATAGTCGACGCCATGATCCATGCCGGTGTCGCCGAGCATGCCGTTGACTTCGCCACCCTTCATGAAGAAGGCGATCTCGGCGCGGGCAGTGACACGCTCGTACGTGCCGAGGATATCTTCGCCATTGGGCGCCTTCGCGACGTAACGCTTCCCTGTTTTAAGTTTGTTGTACTTCATGACTTTACCTCTCCAGGTCAAGTTGGTCAGCGTGTATGAAAGCAAACGCCACGTCGCTCACCTTGCCCGACACGACGCCTTCGCCGGAGTAGAAGGGCAGGTTGTAGCTCTCGAACACCATGTCGATCGCGCGAGCGGCACCATGGCCACTGGCGCGCAAACAATAGGCTGGTTTCTCCAGCGTTGGCCGATAACAGATTGCATCAGTCACGTTCAACAGGCGCAACGCCGCCTCGAGCTCCGCCGGCGTGGGCTTCGCCATGGCTCAGCCCTTCACATGGGCGTAGGGCAGCAGCCAGATCGCCAGGCCCAGCACGATCAGGCACCAACTCACGATAATGATCTCGGTCGGGTGGTTCTCGATCCAACGACGCATGTCAGTTTCTCCGGTAGGGCCATCGGTCACAGATGTTCAGTGCCCGCATGTGCATGTCGAACGTATGGTCAGCACGGCGGCGCACGAACTGCAGTGTCTCGTCGTCCGTCTTGAACCGCTGCGTTGGATCGTCGTCGTATCGCTCGATCTCGTAGGTATTGGTGCCATCGACGTTCACCAGGAGCCAGCCTTCGCGCATAGCGTCGGCTTCGTCGTCGCTAGTCCATTGAATAATAGCCTCGGCGCGGGTCCACAGTTGCCCGTGCTCATCGACACGACCGTGTGTCTTGTGTCGCTGCACTAGGGTGTTTCGTTGGCGGCGCATCATTTGCCTCCAGAGGTAATACGATCCACGAGCAGCTTGCGCTTGGGCGCCCGGGCGAACTTCTGTTCCTGGCGCACCTGGTCGCGGAGCTTCTTGCCGGCGCGCTTGTACGCCGTCTTGAACGACACGCGCGGGCCGCCGGCGTTTATGGTACCGGCCGCGCCGTAGCCGGCAGCGAGCTGAAAGATGGCAGCCAAATGCCGGCCTCTTTCATAAGCCATGGCCACCGCTTGGCGCTTCTCGGCGTACTTTGCCTGCGGAGGTAAGTCCTGCAGGCGATCGCGCCAGCCGGCAGTGAAGGCGAACGATGTGCTCATCGGTCTAAGTAAAACCTCCGGCGTATCTGATCGAAAGTCGTGCCTGGCATCATTGCCACTGAGAAGCTGTTATTGTTGAACAGTCGGAAAGCATCGAGTAGGGCCTGCACCGCCTCGGCGTCGCCCTTCATCCACAGTGTTCCTTTGGCGCCTTTGGCGTAGCTGGCGATCTGCTCCCACGTCGGGTCGCTGTGCCTTGTCGTGGCCAGCCTCACGTTGGCCAGCTTGGCGGCGGCGCAGAACTCGCTGAGCGGGACGCGCTTAGGGCGCTTCTTACCCACGTAGGTTACTCCTTGGGCAATCCCTGTTCGTCGAGCTTGGCTCGTTCGGCCTCGGCCAGTGCCGCCAGTATATGCTTGCTCACGCGCGGAGCCTTCTTTCTCGGCGTGAGCTTCTCGGCGCCAGTGAAGTGCTCGCCGAACGCCCGCTTGCTCACAAACAGGTTGTACGTGCGCGCCTTGGGATTACGCGGCATGCGCTGGGGCTGGCAGCAGTGCAGGGGGATGTTGAAGGCCGCGGCGATCTCGAGGCCCATGCGCAACACTTCCCGGTTGGGCATCTGCCAGGTGGCCTTGGGATCGTAGACAGCGATCATTTTGTTGACGGGCTTGGGGATTCGCAGCGCCAGGCCAGCCAGCGTGATCGCCGCGGCGAACTGCTCGAAGTCGGCGTTGCCCAGGTGGGTGCTCATTGGTTCGGGGAGGTTCATCAGTCAGCCGCCTTGTCCCAGATCTCGACTTCCTTGCGGACGCCGGCCGGCACGATCAGCGCGCCGACTGGCCCAGAGTAGATATCTTGCTTGCGCCCGCTACCGTGCCAGGTATCACTCCATACATCAGCCCAGATCACGCCATCACGCTCTTTGAGCTCAACTTTGATGCAGCCGTCCCAGCTCGCGGCGGTGGTGATCAGGCCCGTGTGACCAAGCCGCGTCGCTTCACCGCGATCGCCTTGGCAGGAGCCGTAGAACTTCGCCATGTCTTACCTCGATAGGTTAATCGTCCGTCCGCTCGACACGCGCTCCAGCCCACACGCCATGGCATGTCATGGCGGGGGACACACTCACGTCGGGCAGCATGGGGTCGTCGAACGGCAGGGTGCTGATCTCGATGTCGCCACTGCCGTCGCGCGGGTCGCTGTTTATGGTTCGCCGAGCCAAGCCCTGGGCGATCGCCAGTGCCGACGTCTTGTTTGCCGCCTTGATGTAGGCGGTGGCGCAAACTGTGACGTCGACGGTGTACAGCCTGAGCCTGGTAGTTAGGTGGCGAGCCATGATTATTCCTCGTCTTCGCTTTTCATCTCGTACCCTGCGAGGTAAATTTTCTCGGCCAGTTCCCGAGCACGCCGTGCTGTTTCGAGACTGCCAGTCATGACAGCAAGGTCGTGGAGCATGTCCGCGATTTCGAAACACTCAGTCTTGGTCATGCCTTACCTCGGTAGGTTATCCCGCCCGTAGGGCGGGCATGGATAGATAAGTACCGGCAGGGCGCAGCCTACTCCGAGCAACGTCTTCCCCGTGTTGGCCCGTCGCATTAGGAGCAACAACGGGCCGCCGAAGTCGCAACTCGTTTCCGGGATGAGCTTACGCGCCCCGCCGATCTTCAAACAACTTTCCGATATAAATGAAAACCCACGCCAGACACCAACCGATCAGCATCACCCGCCAATAGAGGCGCCACTCTGCAGCCTGCCAGTCGACGCTCAAGGCCGTGAACATCCCCACGAAAGTGTAAATCGTGGTGTACCAATAAGGCTTCATCGCTTGAACCTCTCCAGGTAATCCTTCGTCCACTCGTGGAGCTCTATCACGGTCTGGTGCGGGACGCTGATGTGATAGCTCTCCACGCGGCGCTTGTTGGGCACGTAGATCAGTACCATGTCGGGGTGATCGGGATCGTCCTCGTTGAAGTCGGGCGCCACGACCAGGCGCGAATTGGGATGGCTCTTGCCGAGCTTGAGCTCTTTCAGCAAGTGCCCGAAGACACGAAACAATTCAGCGGATGGAAACGGCATGATGGTTGTGTAAGACCCCCCTGCACCGGATGTGCACTAGGTATATACGCTTTTGACCCTGTGACTATGTTGTGACAATCGGGTCTTACCTGCTCCCTATTGTCGCACTCATGCAACCACGCGAATAGATTCAGCGTCGCGCACGTAAACGTTGTTAATTCAGAAACGCGCCTCAGTCTGCTGCACGTAGGTCGTTTGGATATCTTCGTCTGGTGCAATAAGCAGGGACGTGATCACGTCGAGGCGCCAGATGGCCGTGGTCAGCACCAGGCCGACGATCAGTTTCCAGCTCATGTCGAAGCGCATATTTTACCTCCCCGGGTTAGTCGCGCGTTTTGTTTATGGTTCCGCGCTCTCGTCTGCCGCGCGACGTTCGGCATACCGATTGAGATCCTTCGTCGCGCCCAATTCTTCATTGATGAAGTCGAGCAGTACGACGAGCTGAGTCGTCAGTGACCAGCCCTGCGCCGCGGCTGTCTCCTCGAAGCTCTTGGCCATCACTTACCTCTATAGGTTAATCCCAGATCGGCGTTTCTTTCATGCGGCCGATCGTGCCGTTCAGATAGTGCACATACACAGTGTCGTGCCATTTGAAGTCATACTTGGCGTCGATGTCCACCACGACCGATCCTTTGTTGTCGCTATACGCCTCGCTCCAACGATTGCCGCAGCATTCACAATCGCCTGCTCCGTCAAAGTATAGACCGACTTCCAACGCCCGTTCGTTCGCGTGCGCAGCGTCCCGCGCCTCGATCCACACTCGTGGGCCGATACCCCGGTTGTGGTCTACGTGGAACGACCCGCCGCTGTTGTTCTGCCAGAACTCGAAGAACATCACTTACCTCGATAGGTTGCCAGTGTTTGGAGCGGCACGGCCAGACGCATTGTGCTCTGGTGCAGACAGAACCGGGACTGCACTCCCGGCCCAACCGTGCCTGCCCAACTACTGACTATCAGTCTCGCCCCGCCTTTCGGCCCTGCGCTCCCGTATGGCCCTTTATGCAGAGCGCAGGCAGTGGACCCCCAGGGGGCGACCCTGATCCCTCTAGCCCTTGATCGTGATGGTGAGCTTGTCCAGCACCTTGCCCGGCAGTGCAGACTTACGGACATAGAGCGAGCCGATGACGCCCTCGCCGAAGATCTCGGAGCCGTCCTCGTTCACCTCCTTGTAGCGCACGGCGCCCTTGGTCTCCTTCTCGAACTTGAAATGAATAGTCTTGTCCATGTCTTACCTCCTCAGTTTACAAAACAAATCGGGACTGCAATAGTGCGCGAGTTTCCACTTGCCGCTGGGAACTTGGCCGATCTTGCCGGCAAGTCCAAGCCTGATCACCGCTGCCTCGGTGTCGCTCGACAGCGCGTGAACACGATCCTGCATCTCGAGCTTGATGGTGAGCATGTCGAGGCCATGGTTGCGACCGTCCAGCTCGTCCAGGATGTGTTCCTCGAGCGTCACCACTTCCCCCGTGCACGACGTAGACGTCTCAATCTCCACAGCACCAGCTCGCGCTCATGGGCGCGGCGGGCAGAGCGTGCTGCCCAGCGATCGAGGAGCCATGAAAGCATGTGGTTACCCTTCCAGGTCAAAGAGATCGGCGGGGAGCTCGTATTGCTTGTAGCTTACGACAGGCCCGCAGTATTTCAGATGGTCAGGATGGATGCCGAACGCTTCCAGCAGCCCAACAATACGAGTGTCGTCGCGCGGAATTTCGAGCCACAGATTGCCGTTTCCGTTCAGATCGCGGCCTCCCCTGCTGCCGCCACACTCGCACCCGACACAAGCCTCATGGCTGTTGTTGGTGCCATAGGTCAGCACGAACGCCGCTTTGAACTCGCTGAGTTTTACCTTCATAGGTTAGCCCGTAGTGCGCAACGGAGATGTTTCTAGACCTGATACCCCGTTGGCACCGGCACGGCGAGCGCGTCGTTTATGGTACTTGGCTCGGGATGGGTGAACGCCGGCTCGTGCTGCGGGACAAACCTGCGCCAATGCCGATAGAGCTCGCGAATGGCTTCGCTCGAGGGATTGAAGTGGCGCGGCTGGCCACACTCCATTGACCTGAGCAGGTAAAGCGCGAACGGCACGGCGGTCGGGCCGACGCCGGCGGTCAACGTGCGCTTGTCCACAGTCCAGTTGTGCTGCGGCTGACCTGCGTAGTAGCGGTAGTTAGACATGCCCAGGCGGCCCTTGAGGTAGCGCAAGGGCGAAATGCCTTTGTTGCTCCGTAGGGCCAGCTTGCGCCGCGGATCGGTGCGGGTGGGTGAATTGTTGAGGACTTTGGTTTTGTCCTTGGCCCACAGCGCCACGACGTACGGGAACTCGGGCCTGAGATGTTCTGGTAGGTTGGGCCGATAGTCGACCGGCACGCCGAGCTTCACGACTGTGTAGAACCATTCATACGTGTTGTGGCCCCAACCGCGCACGGTGCCCCATTCCGGGGTTATGCCACCGTCCAACGTGATCTTGACCCGGCCAGGTAACTTGGTCTTCGTGGCTGGATCACGGATCTGATAGAACCATTGAAGGATGCGTGCGTGCAGACTGGTCGTGCTGCCGAAGTAGATGCGCCCTGTCATGTTGTGCTTGAGCGCGTAAACTCCTGCTTGTGACGGCAGCGCTTTGATCATTTCCGTGTTCAATAGTGTCCAACGCATGATCATGTGGGGGGTCCGTAGGTTTTATCTTGTAGGAATTAACTACATTAGTACGGATAATTATAGATATCCACATGCTATGTCAATGGGGATAAAACACACATGTGTCTTTATACCGGTTTTTCACTCATTACCGACGCAGATAAAAACACCCACTCTCTATAGCGGGTGTCTTTAGTTTAGAGGCTTGTATTTGCCAAAACGTGTGCAAAACGTCCGCGCCCTCTAACTAAAGAGACGGCGCAGAGGAATGTCGTGTCTTTTTATCTGGTATCTTATTTAACTAAATGTAGGGATAACAGCAAACTGCCGGAGTTTTCCCGATGCCGACCAAATTTCGATTATCCCAACCTACGACAAACACCATGCCGGAAATGCTGCAAACGCGCGTTGTTTATGGTTCCGACTTCACCATTTTATTCGCACTAAAAGTGGCGTTTATCCGTACTAAATGTTGGAACCTATCAAGTCACCGACCCGATCGGGCGTGCCGGTGACCAGATAGGTTGGCGAGCAATCCCGCCAACCTCTAACTAACCTGCGCAGGTTACGCCGCGTCGCGCACCAACGAGCCGGCCGGCACCAAAGGCTGCACGTTGCCGAACGTCTTGATGTAGTTCGCGCGCACCTTGGCGTTCTTCTTGGCCTCGCGCTCCGCCTCGCGCTTATCCTTCGACGTGCCGCCCAGTTCCTTGACGCGCGCCATCATCTTGCCGAGTGCGTCTTCGAGGATCTCCATGGTCTCGGGCGACACCGGCTCCTTCTCGTCGCCGGCGAGCTTGTCGATCAACGTGGCGATCTTGTCCAGGCGGTCGGCTTCGATGGGGACGTCCTGCTGGTCCGGCTTACGAATAAGCATGGCGATCTGCTCGTCCGACAGGGGCGTGTCGGGCGACACGTTCACCTGGGCGCGGGCCACGTTCACGAGCGCATCGAACGGCGAGAGGAAGTCAGCCGCCTTTGCGTCGGCCGCCGACCGCGCGTTGATCAAGGCACGCGACGCGCGCTGTGCCACGTCGAGACCATCGACGTGTGTCAGCTCGCCCAGATAGATGGCGGTATTCAGCTTGGACACCTGCTGGGCTTCGCTGGCCATCTTGGTCCAGCCGAGACCCTGTTTCTCCGCGTGGCCCTTCGAGAAATTCTGCACCATCGCGGCGACGTCCTCGCGAGAGATCACGCGATGCTTGGCGCCTTCCACGGTGAGCAGGTACAGGCCCGGCCGAGAATTAGACCCTGTTCCTTCGGCCCGGCCGAGCGCCGTGGCCTTGGCCAAGACGCTCCGACGGGAGATGCCCTCGGGCTCTTGGTTGTCGGTGTTGGTGTTGTCGTCCATCTTTACCCTCTTAGGTTAGTGATTGCTCCCGTTGAAGTGTTCGGCCAGCGCGCGGAGCTTGCCCGGCATAACGTCTTGCAGCTTGGGCACGCGCGGACCTACCTTGATAAGCGCGGTCTTACCCGTGGGGACAGCCCACTTCAAGAGGCTTGGCATCTTGGAAGACTTACCCGCTTGAAAGCACGCCCGCGGCGCGACGTGGTTGACGGGCTTGAGATAAGCGCCGTGCGCCGTGCCGGATTTAACCTTGGTATAGGTCGGCATTTGAACCTCTTACGTTTCAGATGCCTAGATAGGTGAACCTAGGCATGTGAAACGAACCGGACCTATTGCTAGGTCCGGCTTGTTTCAGTTGAAACGCGTGGGGATGTCTCTTCCCACTGCGTTCCTCGCCTTGTTAACCTGCAGGGGTAATTTCCCCTCGTTCCCATTTACCCTAGCCAGATTGACCGTCTAGCGGCGCCACTTACCTAATGAGCCGGAAGCATGTAGCGAGCCCCGGTTGCCTTGGGTTTGGTAGGTCTTACGGCGCGGTCTCATAGGGCTCGCAGCCGCCTCTTGGGGTTGTAGGTCCCTCATCCCTTACCGGGGAAGCTGGAGCATTCGGCTCCTTTTGTGAGGCCCGCTGGTAGGCCCGTCCTTCTTTCGAAGGCTCACACTCTGCAATACGTCCGCCATTGCCCGGCCGGGTACCGCCCCCGGATAATGGACACGGCCACCCACCCCCGCCGTGCGCCTCAGTGGGTTGAAAAATATCTGTGACGCCATTTCCAAATCTCCCTATTGACATATCTATGGAACCTACCAAAATACTCCACCATGAGACATCACGATTGGCTTTTCGTTCTGAGCTTGGCCCTGTTCGCCGGCGCCGTGCTTTCGTTAGCCGCAACCATCATGGCTTGGAGCTAGACCATGCAGTCCATCAAAGACACCGACGCTGAGAGCGGCCTCCATTACAAGGCCCCGCGGGTGAGCCTCACCGATATCGAAAACGCGATCGCCAAGCGCTTGGACGTCAACGCGGGTGCGCTGGCTGGCCTCGCTGCCGGCCCTGTGCCGACGGACATCCACGCGCAGGAGCTCGACCCTCTTCGCGTCATGTCGCTCTGCGTTCTGGTGCTCAAAAACGGCTGGGTTGTCGTAGGTAAGAGCGCACCCGCGTCGCCCGAGAACTTCAATGCCGAGTACGGCCGGAAGCTCGCTTACGAGGACGCCGTGCGCCAGGTATGGCCGCTGATGGGCTTCGCTCTCAAGGCACGGACACACGAGGGCTGGTAGGCCAATGAGCGACAACACCGATCTCACCACTGAGCTGACAAAGGCCCAGGAGAAGAAGCTCTCCGAAGGCGTGCAGCTCCAGTTTGCCGCCAAGGCGCTCTTCGAGACGCTCACCACGCTGCCGGTCACGCCGCCGATCGCCCTGGGCGCGCTCGCCGCCTGTGCCGGCGAGTTCCTCTTCCGGCTCCACAAGGATCCGCGGACGAGGATCACCAACCGCATGGCGTTCGAGAAGGCCACCCGCGACACGCTCAAGGCGCTCGAGGCCGTCGAGAAGGACGGCGTCGCCGGCGCCACGAAGGGCCTGGCCGAGCTCGAGGCAGAGGAGCGCTACAGGACCAACAACGTCGTGCCGCTCAAACCCAAGGAGCCGTCGTGAAGATCATCGAGAACAGCACCCACATCGCCGCCGACGTCCTGCAGACGGCGCAGAACCTGGTCACCGGCGATCGCGCCAAGCAGCACGGCGACAAGCTGGAGAACCACAAGCACATCGCCCGGCTCTGGAGCGCCTACCTCGGCGTGCCGATCAGCGCGCACCAGGTCACCATGCTCATGGTGCTGCTCAAGGTGGCGCGCACCAAAACCGGCAGCTTCAATTTGGACGATTTTGTGGACGCCGCGGGCTACGTGGCGATCAGCGCCGAGATCTGGGGTAAGGATAATTTCGTCGTTGACTGACCACAATTTGTTGCGCTTGCGAAGGCAGTATCATAGGTAAGACCTACAACACCTTGTGTAACTCTTTTGAGTCTTATCAAAGTGTTGCATGGGTCTTACCTGTTGTGGTAATTCTTTCCCATGGGCGGGGGCCTGACAATGAAAGCGGCAGTGATCCTTCATGGTGACACCGAGCGTGGCGACCTTTATTGGTGTGGTTACGATCGAACACGGAAAGATCACAAATTTTCACGCAACCCCAACCATGCCATAAAATTCCTGACGCGCCGCGATGCCGAACGAGCCGGAGTTGGCCTCACCAAGGGCGTCAGGATCGAGGAGCGCGAGCTCCCGCCGGAAGGACTTACCTCAGATGCTTCGTCCCCCTAATCTCGCCCCGATCCCGGGCACGTTCGCGCTGCTCAACAAGAGGGCGCACGTGGCCTATGTGGGTTACGGGAAGAACCTTCGATCGCGCTTCGACACCTGGGAATATCACTTCCGGCGCGCCCAGGAGGATCCGAGCTACACGCTCCCCGCGCGGGACATGCCGCGATCGCCGCCGGAGGACTGGGAGTTCCTGTTCCTGGCCGGCGACCACGAAGAACACCTCCGCCTGCTGTGCCGGGAGAAAGGCCTGCGCGTGCTGAACTCCCACAGCCGCAAGCGTGTGACGTACGTCGTCGACGGCGTCCGCGACAGCCTCATTGGCCACTGCCGGCGCCTGGGCATCGACCACAACGTGGTCTACAAGCGCGTCGAGCGCGGCCAGACCCCCGAGCAAGCCATGGGGCTCACAGAAGCACCCGTGTTCGAGCCGCGGGACTTCGCCATCCAGAACATGCGCACAAAGATCATCGACGACATCACCGCCAGTGACGGCGGGCGCTATTTGACATATGATGAGGCCCTTCAAAAACGCCCGGAGATTGGCGATGTGCGCACCAAGCTCGCCAAAGCGCGCCGCGCCAATCCCGAACTGACAGAGATCAAGCTCTCGGAGATCCCTACCTCGTAAGGTGAACCATGGTCGATATCATCGCGATCAATAGGGCGCAGCGGGTGGCGCTCACCGACGATGGCAAGGTGTGCAAGATCACCGACATGATAGACGTCGCGGGCGAGCTGACGGACGACGTCGAAGACGCTGTGTGTGCCGTCGTGTGCGTGTCGCCGACGCACTGGGCGACGATCACGTTGGCGGACTTTGAACGGCAGAGCGTGCACTGATGAGCGACGCCCCGGAGCTGAAAGTCGTCGACCTGGAGCCACTTCGGGACATCACCCCCAACGAACAGGCGGTCAAGATTCTCGAGCACATGCTCGAGCTGGCCAAGAAGGGCGAGGTCCGCGCCGTTGCCGTTGCCGCGGTCGACCACGAAAACGCGATAACCACGATTTTTCCCGAGGAGATGCACTACAACCCGCACCTGCATTTGCTCGGGGGTGCCATAGCGCGCCTGCAGCACCGCTTCCAGACCGAAGCCTATGAGGCGGCGCAATCCATTCGAACTTCAATTTGACTTACCTACAGAGGTAAAACCGGAGGGGAACATGAAACATCTGATCATTCTGGCCACGGCGTGTGCCTTGGCTCTTGGCGTCACGGGTTGCGGCGTTGCCGCCAAAGTGGAGGCGCGCAACGACATGCAGTCGTCGTTAAAATCTTATAAAAACTGCCTGGCCGCAAATCCAACCAACGTCGGCGTCTGCCACGGCTACAAGCTCGCCTACGACGCCGACATGCGCGCCTATCGCGCGACCAGTGCCGGCATACGTCCGGGTTCCACCATCACGATCGACGACGGTGACTAGGTCCAGCCGCCCGCTGGCACAGGGGCGCGGCCACTCCGCATGGGCGACACGATACGACGGTTGATGTAGCCCATTACGCCGTTTTGGGCGCCCAGGCAAGCGTATTGCAGGGCGTCCATGACGTGTGAGTACTCGTTCTTGAGGGGCTTGGGCTTGGTCTCGCCCTTCTGGATCATCGCCTTCACGTTCTCGTAACGATAGCCCATCTTGAGGGCACGGATCGTCGTCGGGCAGCGCGAGCGGTCGAGCACCATTGCCGGCCCGGCGCCTGAGCCGTTCAACAACCAACTCTCGACGGCACGCAGCCTTGGGTCGATGTCGTTGGTCGGGGCGGGGAAGGCGTGGAAGCCGCAACCCTTGATGTAGTCGAACGACGTCACCTCGAGGAGGTTGTTCTTGGCATTGCCGGCCGGGTCGCCGATGAACACGATC